GCTGAAAGTGGAGGTCTTAACTCTTCAGCTCTTATTGCTAGCTTGATGCAGAACAAAGGTGTTGACCCTAATCTAATGGCAATGCTAACAAATGCTTCTAAGAACCAAGATGCTTGGGGTGGAAGTGGCTGTTGGTTTATGTGGGTAATTCTTCTTTTCTGGCTTTGGGGTAGTAATGGTTATGGTAATGGCTTTGGCAGATGTGCTGCTGATGGTATTCCTAACCAATTAAACAATGACTTTGGTAGAGAAGTATTGCTACAAGCTATTAATGGTAATGGTCAAGCTTTAAGTCAGCTTGCTACTACTCTTAATTGTGATGTAAACTCACTACAGACTGCTATTGGTAATGTACAGAGTTCTGTACAATCTGTAGCTAGTCAAGTAGGTATGACAGGTCAGCAAATCATCAATTCTATTCAGCAAGGCAATTGTAGCTTAGGTAATCAATTAGCTCAGTGCTGCTGCTCTATAAATGATGCTATTACTAGAACTAATTATGAGAATCAAATCTCTAATGTAAATCAAACTAACACTTTACAGAATGCTATTAACTTTGTTAATAATTCAGTAGAGAGAGGTTTTGCAGCTTCAAACTATGCTACTGCACAGCAAACTTGTGACTTAAAGAATGCTATTGCACAGCAAACTACATTAATTAATGACAAGTTCTGTCAGTTAGAGATGAGAGAGATGCAGAATAAGATTGATGCTTTGAGACAGGAGAATAGCCAGTTAGTTCTAGCTGCATCACAACAAGCACAGACTGCTAGTATAATTAATCAGGTAAGACCTACTCCTTCTCCTGCTTATATAGTTGCAAATCCTTATTGCAACTGTGGTAATTCCTATAATGGATGTAATTGCTAATTTTTAAAGTAAATAACTATGGCAGTAACAGTTTCACCAGTAGGATTAGCTGCTGCTCAAGTAGCAAATGTAGCTAATATAATGGCTACTTACAAAGAAAAGCTTTGTAGACCTTACTGCATAGACTCAACTATCCAACCTCAAGTATCTGTAGTTTATACTACAGGTACTCCAAGGTTGAATGATACTACAGTCTTTGTTCCTGTAAGAGCTACAATTACTATTGTTACACAGATTAATAAATGTGGCTGTAATGCACATACACAATTATTTACTGAAGACTTTGTAGTAGCATTTCAAGGAAGAACAGCATTACCTACTACAGTTACTTTAGCTAACTTAGGTAGAGATGCTTTTGGTTCAAATGTTAATTGTGGTAGAGCATATAGCTATACTATCAATGACTCTATTTCAATAACATTAGCATAGTATTAACTAATAAAGAATTAACAAATGTTTTCTAATTTAAGGTCAGGTAGTCAGGTGTACATTCTTCATAAGGATGCTACTCCTTATATAGAAGTAGGTCAAGTAGTTAGTGTATCTCAACCTATTCCTAGGTACCAAGCAAATAACTTTATGGCTCCACAAGAGCTTGTGGTAGATGTAGTAGTTAATGTTAATGGTAATAATATTACTCTACAGAAACTTCCTGCTAGTTTAGATGTGGCAGACCAAGGAACAGCCAATGGTTCATTATTTATATCAACTTCTAGGGAGTCAATGAATACTGAAATAACATCCCTCAGACAGAAGAGCCAAGATATTATAAATAGCATAGATTACCATAAGAAAGTAGTACAAGATTGTGAGATTCTATTACAAAGATTAAATCCAGAGTTTGCTGAACAAAAGCAACAGAAGCAAGAGATAGATAATCTCAAGGCTCAGATGTCTGAGATGATGAATGGCATGAAAGAACTAATGGCTCAAATAAAGAAGGAAACACCTAAATCTTAATAATTATGGGAAGAATATTTCGTATAGTAGATGAAGCTGAAGAGTATCAAAGAGGCTATAATCAAAGAGAGTCTGATGATAAGATGCTTGAAAGAGCTTTCAAGGAAGGCTGTGAGCATGGCTATAAGAAAGCTATGAGAGAAGCTGAAGGTTATAATGAGAGAAGAACTCATACTTATAATGAAGGCTTTGAAGAAAAGATTGAAAGGTTAAAGAAAAAGTATGAATAGCTATGAGGCAGAATTTCAAGATTAAGAAGTACAATTGGAGCATAGTCATTTATTACACAGTAAATGAAGCAGAAAAGAAAGAAATCATAGATATGCTTGAAGGTATAAATTGTGATTCTAGAACTCTAGATTCAATTAAGAGGAACTTAAGCAATGCAGAACTTGATACAGGTTTTGCTTACTCTAGCTATGATAAACAATGCTCTATTGTGGTTATCCACAAAGCATCAAGTATAGGTGAGTTCATCAATACATTTGAGCATGAAAAGAACCACTTGGAGATGCACATCTGTGAGGCATTAGATATTAATCCTTACTCAGAGGAAGCTGCACACATGAGTGGTGACTTAGCTCAATTAATTCTTGAAGAAGCCTTATATTCTATTGTAGAACTTTAATAAAGAAGGAGTACTTGTTAGTACTCCTTTTGTTGTATTATAAGTAACTTCATTAGCTACTTGTTTAGTCCATTTATTCTTACTACCTTTGCACAGAAGTTTAACAAAGGAGTAAAAACATGGAAGGTTTATCATTAGATAACATGATGACTGGAGAAGAGGCAGCAGCACTCTTTGACCCAGAATCTAATAAGGAAGAAACTGAGGAAACTCCCTCAGAGAATCCTAATAAAAATAAAGAAGAAAATAAAGAAACTACTGAGGTTATTGATGTAGATACCCTATTTACAGATAAGCCAGAGAGCGTAGGTAGTGAAGATAATAAGGAACAGGAAGGCACCTCTTCTAAAGAGGGAACTTCTCCCAACTTCTACTCTTCCATTGCCAAAACCTTTGCAGAAGATGGTGTCTTCCAAGACCTTAATGATGAGGCTCTTTCTAAGGTTAATGATGCAGAATCCTTTATAGATTTAATGGAGAAACAGATTCAATCTAAGCTTGATGAAAAGCAAAGAAGAATTGATGAAGCTCTTAATGCAGGAATAGAACCTACTCAAGTTCAGAAATTTGAGAGTAATATAAAAGTACTTAATAGTATTACTGATGAGGCTATTTCTGAAGAAGGTGAGAAGGGCGAAAATCTTAGAAAGAACATTATCTATGAGGACTATATTCAGAAGGGTTTCTCTAAGGAGAGAGCTATTAAGGCAGTTGAAAGGTCAATAACTGCTGGTACTGATATAGAAGATGCTAAAGAAGCTTTGCAGAGTTGTAAAGACCAAGTAACTAAGGCTTACAATGATGCAATTAAAGAAGCAAAGGAAGAAAAAACAAATGAAGAGAAAGAGCTAAGAGAGCAAGCAGAAGCTCTCAAGAAATCAATTCTTTCTGATAAGAAACCTTTTGGTGATTTAGAGCTAGATAAGAATACTAGACAAAGAGTATTTGATGCTATCTCTAAGCCAGTATTTACTGACCCTGAGACAGGAGATAAACTTACTGCAATCCAAAAGTTTGAAGCTGATAACCATAATGACTTTATGAAGTATGTTGGTCTTACTTATGTATTGACTGATGGCTTTAAGTCACTTGATGGTTTAGTTAAAGGTAAAGTAAAGAAGGAAATTGGTAAGGGTCTAAAGGAGTTAGAGCATACTTTAAACAACACTGCTAGAAACTCAAATGGTACACTTAAATTTACAAGTGGTGTAGGCTCAGACCCAGAATCTGCATTTAAAAGATTTACACTTGACATTTAATATTTAATAAACTATTATGGCTGGACAATTAGGTAAGTTTCAGATGGTTGGTTTTGATGGTTGGAAAGGCTTAACTAAGCTTAACCACCTGTCATCTATTTTTCAGATGGCACCTCAGAAGGCATCAAACCTAATGGTACAATTGCTAGCAGCAAAGAGAGGTAAAACACTTGATACATTCCTTTCTCAATTTCCTGTAAAGGAGTTTGAAGATGATAGTGAATATTACTGGGATGTAGTAGGTTCTAGTAAGAAGAATATTCCTCTTGTTGAAGCTAGAGATGAAGATGGTAAGAAAGTTGAAGATGGTGATGCACCTGTAGGTGCAGGTACTGCTCCTTTCTATTTGGTATTTGCAGAGGACTACTTTGCTGATGGTGAGGTTATCTTTGGTAACCTAAATCAAGTTTATCCTTTTAGAATCCTTGGTGATGCTAGAATGGAAGGTACAAATGCTGTATATAAGGTAGAACTTATGGGTGGTAATACCACAGGCTGTCCTTCAGATAGACTTCAGGCAGGTGAAAGATTCTCTGTAGGTTTTGCTCCTGTTGAAAGAGAGCTTTCTAGAAAGGTTGGTGACATTAGATTTAGTACACCTGTTTCTATGAGAAATGAGTGGACTACAATCAGAATCCAACATAAGGTTACAGGCTCAATGCTTGGTAGAAAGCTTGCAGTAGGTATTCCTATGATAGAGGAAACTCCTAATGGAGGTAAGGTAAGAAAGATTGCTAATATGTGGATGCACCATGTAGACTGGACTCTTGAGCAGCAATGGGGTGACTATAAGAACATTGCTATGGCTTGGGGTACTTCTAATAGAAATGCTAATGGTGAGTATCTGAACTTTGGTAAGTCAGGTGAGGTTATCAGAATGGGTGATGGTCTATTTGCTCAGATGGAGGTAGCTAACACTATGTACTACAACAACTTCTCATTAAAACAACTTGAAGATGCTCTTTATGAACTATCAGCAGCTAAGCTTGATATGGGTGAAAGAACATTTGTTATCAAGACAGGTGAGAGAGGTGCTATTCAGTTCCACAAGGCTATTCTTAATACAGTGTCTGGTTGGACACAGTTTACACTCAATGGTGATGCTCTCAATGTAGTAGAAAAAACACAGAGTAATCTGCATGTTAATTCACTTGCTGCTGGCTTCCAATTTGTAGAGTACAGAGCACCTAATGGTGTTAGAGTTAAGGTAGAAGTAGATTCATTCTATGATGACCCAGTACAAAATAAGATTCAGCACCCACTTGGTGGTCCTGCTAGTTCTTATAGATATGACATCATGGATATTGGTTCTATGGACCAACCTAATATCTTTAAGTGTCAAATCAAGGGAATGCCTGAAGTTAGAGGTTATGAAAGTGGTTTCAGAAACCCATTCACTGGTGAAGTGAATATTCAGTACATGTCTCATGATGAGGATAGTGCAACCATTCACAAGATGGCAACATTTGGTGTTTGTGTACTTGACCCAACAAGAACTATGTCACTAATCCCTGCTATCCTACAGGGCTAAAATAACAAGGGAGGGGACTTAACTCCTCTCCCTATTTTTAATTAATGGAGAAGTAAGAAATGGCAAAAGAAACAAAAGTTACAGTAGATGATACTGTGGAAGAGGTAATGATTGAGAAGCCAATTGTAGAAACCAAGAAAGAGGTTACAAAGCCAAAGGTTAGAAAGGAAAGTACAGGTCTTATTAACTGCCTTAGAAATGAAAGGGTTATTGTAAGATATATTCCTAGACAGAGTAGAATGGTTACTAACCCTAAACACATATTGTATGGTGGAATGGCAGAGAATGCCAAGAGAACTTTTGTAGTTCCAAGATTGACATCAGGTAGATATGTTAATGTCCTAACAGACGAGGAGAAAGATTTTCTTGAGGATATTATGGGTCTTGAAGTAAACTCAATGAGTATTTACAATAAGGTTAATAACTTCTGGGATGATAGTAATGATACTGGTATCTCTAAGGTTACTCTATTAAAGCAGGATAATTATCTTGATTTAAGTGACCCAGAGGATTATATTAGATATAAGATTCTCTTAGCTAATAAAGACCTCATTGCACCTTCAATGAAGGTTCTTGAAGATTTCCCTAAGGCTACATATCAATTTGTTATTATATCTGAGGATGATGAAACTAAGGCAGCTAAGAAGGGAATGACTACTATCATGCAGTGCTATACAATGTATGGTAAGCTTGAGGATGATACAGATGCACTTAGAGTTATTATTGAAACTCTAACAGGTGTAACTATCCATCCTAATACCAAGAAGGAGTTTTTGCAAGCTAAGATTAATGAGCTTATTCAAGGCAATAGTAAGATGTTCTTAAAGGTAGCTTCTGACCCATTGCTACAGACAAAAGTTCTCATTAAGAAATCTATTGAAGCAGGTTTAATTGCACATAGAGGTAATCAGTACTACATTAAGAGTGGTAATGTTCCTATGTGTGAAGATGGAGAACCTACATTGAATGTAGCAGCTCAGTGGCTCAATCTACCAAAGAATCAAGATACTAAGTTTAGTCTTGAAGCTAAACTTCAATAATATAAATTAAAAGCCCATGACCAACGAAGAATTTAGTAATGAATTTGATGTTCTTTACAATAGTATAACTAGTAATCAGGCTCCTGGGCTTGATGAATATGAGAAGAGTGTCTTCTTAACTAAGGCACAATCTGAGATACTTAGGGAATACTTTAACTCTAGAGTAGATGGTACTAATGGTGGTTTTGATGGAAGTCAGAAGAGACAATATGACTTTTCATTTTTAATTAAAACTACTATACTAGATGCTAATCTAGCTAATGAGAGTGAAGAAGGATACATTCCTAAGATAGATAACATAGGCTATTTATTTAACTTTCCAGAGGATTACTTTCTTAGTATTAATGAAGTTATTAGGGATGATGAATCCAGCAATAAATTTTATTCTGTAGTTTCAATAAGTTATTCTGATTACCAAAGATTAATGACTAAACCTTATGCTTACCCTCCAAAGAGAGTAGCATGGAGATTGTTTATTGGAACAATACAGAAGACCTTAGAAGATACAACTAAGGTAACAGTTCCTGTAGCAGAAATTATAGGAAAGTTTGTTGGCAACTCAAATAATTGGAATTACACTCTTAGATATGTAAAGAAGCCTAATCCAATTATCCTTATTAACTTAACTGATGATGATTTGTCTATTGAAGGTAAGAAAACAGAAACTCCTTGTGAGTTTCCTTCTCAGCTACATCAAGAAATTCTTGAGAGAGCTGTAACATTAGCTAAGATAGCATATCAGGCAGGTTCTACTGCTACTATTGCTACTATTGCAGCGCAGTCTAATAAGAATAATCAACAGCAGTAATTATGACTATAGAGGAATTTAGTAATGAATTTGATGTCCTACTTAATAGTTATGCTGCTAATAATCCTTTTGGTATAGGTCAAGGTCTAACACAACTAGATGAATATGAGAAATCAATTCTATTAACAGAAGCTCAAGAATCTATTGTAAGAGACTTATATAATGGCAAACTAACAGGAGATGGCTTTGAATCAACTGAAGAACAGAGAAGAAATCTTGACTCATTAGTTAATACTCTAGAACTAACATCTAAGGATATTTCAAAACCAAAGATGTCAGATAATTCTGAGTTCTTTCAGTTACCTTCAGATGTGTGGTTTATTACTTATGAGTCAGTACTTCTATCTGATGAATCTCTAGGATGCAAGAATAATACTAGAGCAGATGTAATTCCTGTAAGACAGGATGAGTATCATAGTATAAAGAATAATCCTTTTAGAGGACCTTCAGATAAAAGAGTTATAAGAATAGATACTGGCTCTTCAGTAATAGAGCTTATATCTAAATATACAATTCAAAGCTACTTTATAAAGTATCTCAGTAAGCCTAAACCTATTATTCTACAGGACATCACAGATGAAAATCTGTCAATAAATGGAGAAACAAAGAGGATGGGATGTGAACTAAATACAGTATTACACAGAACTATCCTAGAGAGGGCTGTAGCTTTAGCCATTAATAGGCTCCCCTCAAAGAATGTATAACTTAAATTAATTAAAAGATGGCAACTTTTTCTGTAAATCAGAACAGGCAACTTTTTGTTGCAAAGAATGTAGTAACCACTACACCAGCAGCAGTTGGTGACCTTAAGCTTGGTGGTGATAAGGCAAGTACCTATATGTACTTCCAGCACATGGGTTATGGTGGTTTAACAAGGTCAGACAAGATTGACCTAAGTAATGTAATGTATGCTAAGACTACTAAGGCAGAGGCACTTTCAAGAAAGTTAAAGAAAGCTACAGTAACTCTTGACTCTGAGGTTAATGAAGGTAACCCAATCTCTGGTCAGGACTATGTACTTAGAATTTTCTTCAGACAGTACATTGGCAATTCTGATATTTATCAGGAAGCTAAGTATGGTGTAGTTCATGGCTATAAGGGCATGACAGCTTCTGACTTCTATAAGACTCTTGCACTTTCATTGGCAATGAATTTCAGTAAGGAGGTTGTTCCTCTTCTTAAGTTTTATCTTAAGACTTCATCAGATAGTACTGAAGTAACTGCAAGTACAGCTAAGAAAGACTTAACAGATACTTACACTGGTGTTGTAATTGAGGAGGCAGAGCAGCCTTGGAGACTTGGTGTTAGAAGACAAGAGGAAGTATTCTTTGATGTAATTCCTACAACTGTTCTCTTTAATAGTGAGGAAGTTACTTGGGGTACAGTTGAGAATGGTACATCTGAAACTACTATCAAGAATGGTAAGAAGATGGCTGACCTTGAGTACTTCTGCATGGGTGAGAGAGGTGACCAATATAGACAAATTGGCTGGCCTCATAATCTTGAGACTAAGTACCTTGTAGACCCAGAGAAGGAGTACAATGTACTTGACATTCATTATTACTTCAGTGACAGTGGTGTTAATGTACAGAAGTCTGAGAAGGATATTACTATCTTATTTGAGAAGTCTGTATCAATGATAGGACTTGTGACTGCATTGGAGAAATTGGGTATCACAGTTGAAGACCCTAGTGCTTAATATAAGGGAGGGTAACACCTCCCTTTAATTTTATACCTATGATACAGTTTAATACACTTAAAATAACCAAAGATGGTAAGTATCTTATTATCAATGCATCAGTGAAGAACTTGAGTTATTATACTAATGTTCTCATAGGTTCAATAGCTATTGATAATCAAGACACTTACTCTGCTAGTGGTCCTAGCAGTAATCCTATATATAAGCACTCATTTGCTGGTAAGGACTTAGTTACAAATAAAGATATAGCAGGTTTTAAGAATATAAGTATTACAGTCTCTGCAAAGGAACTATTAGATACTAATGGAGACTTGAGTGATGACATTCTATATGTGTATTTAAGAGCAGTAGGAACTCCTTCAGCTGATACTCCATGTGGTATGGATAATGTTAATACATTAGGTGTAGCACTTAATTTAAGACCTATCTACAACAATGGTATAAACTATATTAAACAAGTAGAATCAACTTGTGAAATACCTAAGGACTTCATAGATTTTATACTAAGATATAAAGCACTTGACCTTGCATTGAAGACAGGAAACTATATCCAAGCTAATAAATATTGGAATAAGTTCTTCAAGAATAATAATGTTGTATCTCTAAATACTAATAGCTGTGGCTGCACTTGACTACTTAACTAAAGAAGTTGCAGGAGCTGTTGATAGATATATGTCTATTCTTAGTCATGTTGGATATAAGTCATATTGTACTGTTAATAAATTATTAGTTTATTCCTTTATAGAAGAAATACTAACTAAATTCAATATAGCAGTTACAGAAGATGATTATAATTTAATGACTAAGGTACTTAATTGTCTTTATGGTTCTTGCATGATACCTTTCCCATATTATGGGGAAAGCACAATAGAGACTGAAGAGCCTCCTCTGTTCTATGATGATTACTTTAGATTGTCAGAGGATAATAATCTTAGGGCTACAGAGAATAATAATTTAAGGTTAAAAGCATAAAAAATTCACTTAAACTGTTGTAGATATGGCAGAATTTTGTTATATTTGCAGCAGTTTTTTATTTATATACAAATGAGTACATTCAGGGAAATTGTCTATATGTGTTCAGACCAATTAAAGTTATCATCTGATGATACCTTTTTTACTAATGACCACATATTATATTTGCTTAAGAAATACAGAGGACTTTTCTTATCACAAAAATATAAAGATGTTAGAAAAGAAATACCTGAGTCAAATTATCAGACTATATGTCTTGATTTGATACAAGTTCCTGCAATAAGTGGAGAACCTTGTGAAGGAGGAGCATTTCTTAGAACTAGAAATAAGATACCAACATTAATGTCAGTAGGTGCTACAAAGGTATATCCTGTGGATTATTATGTTGGAGATATTACTCTAGTTACAAGAGAAAGAATGAAATATGTTGGACATAATAGATGGTTACAGAATATTATCTACTGTTCAATAGCTCCTGATGGATATATGTATTTTAAGTCTTCTAATCCTCAATATTTACATTTAGAGAATATAAGGGTAACAGGTATCTTTGAAGATATAGATGAAGTAGAGAAGTTATCTTGTGATAACAATAAAACTTGTGATATTCTTGATAGTAAGTTTCCAATGGAAGAAGCTTTAATCCCTCAGTTAATAGAAACTGTAGTTAAGTTTATGATAAGTGGTTTATATAAACCAGAGGATGTAGAGAATAATGCTAATGATAACTTATCTACTATGATGTCCTTTATAAGGAACAATATGAAGTCTAACTTACAAAAGCAAATAGAAGGTTAATGGATAACTTTAGGAGAGAAGTACTTAAAGTAGATAAATCAAGAGTTCATAAAGTAAAGAACTCATTAGGTGTTTATGATGCTTATAAGTGGTTAAGGAAGAATAAATGGTTAGGTATGGAGCCTATATCAGAGCATGACTTTTATGCAATTATAAGAACTATGAACAAAGCCATTGCAAAAAGCTTTCTTCATTTAGGCTCTATTAAATTGCCTAAAAGAATGGGTGAAATAACATTAAGAAAATATCAAGCTAAAATAATATTAAAGAATGGTAAAGTACAAACTAATCTCCCTATTGATTGGGATGCTACTCTTAATCTCTGGTCTGAGGATAAAGATTCCTATGAAAAAAGAACTCTTATAAGAGCAGAAGAAAGAGAAATATTTAAAGTGATTTATGATAAGAGTAAAGCACTATATAATAACAAATCCTTCTATACATTTGAACTTAATAGAGATATTAAAATATACCTTAAGAGACAATTAAAGAATGGATTATTAGATGCTTTTATGTTATGTGGAAAGACTTAAGTATGTCAGAAAGAGCTGCTTTTATTAAATTAGGTGTAGACAATGGAGTCTATGATATAAATGAAATAAGAGATAGCTATAATAAATATAAAGATGGAGGTTATAAACCATCATCTTCAATAAGAAAGAGAATATCTAATTGGGAAGGCTCTTCTATGAAAACTAACAGAAGCTTTGAAGCAGAAGCTAGAGATTTTAATGCTTCTCTTCCTAAAGGAGCTACATCTAGATTAAGTCAAACACAGCTTGATGGATTATATAGTTATAGCTATAATGTTGGTGCAGGAAACTTTAGAAAGAGAGTTAACCCAGTTCTAACAAGATACTTAGCAGGAAAGGCTACAATACAAGATGTACAGAGGTCTATGTGGGCTAGTAAGGATAATAAACTTAGAGGATTAGCTAAAAGAAGAAATGCTGAAAGAGCTATGTTAGGTAATTATACTCCTATGGATTTTGGTCCTCTGAGTAATACTACAACTATGATGATTAATCATTATCTACCAGAAACAGAACCAATTGAGATTCCTCAATTACAGTTCAATGATATAATCAATATTCCTAAGCCTATAGAATTAGAGCCTTCTACACCTTATTCTAGTTCTGATATAGACTTTAGTGACCCAGGTAGTTCATTAGCTAATGCTCTTGATATAATACAAATGATAAGACGTCCTAGAAAAATCAATATTTATACATAATGGAAAGATATATTTCAATTAAAGAAGTCTTAGATAATCTACTTGATAATCCATTACTTCAAGATTTAACTCTTGAAAGAGTAGTCAATTATACAGTTGACTTCATAAGGAAGGTAGGTATGCCTAAGCTATATATAGAGAAGACAGCAAACCTTGAAATTAAAGAATATAGAGCATTACTTCCTTGTGACTTTCATAAGATGATTCAAGTTAGAGCTTTTAAGGAAGGATATAGTCAAGTATTTAGAAGTTCCACTGATAACTTTCATCTGTCAAAAGATAAAGGAGATTCACATGACTTGACATATAAATTACAAGGTCAAGCTATTTATACCTCTATGAAGGATGGTACAATAGAGATAGCTTATCAGGCTATTCCTGTTGATTGTGATGGTTATCCAATGATAGCTGACAATAGCTCCTTTATAGAAGCATTAGAGCTTTATATTACTAAAAAAAGGTACAAAGTATTATTTGATACAGGTAAGATTAAAGGTTATGTTTATAGCTCTACTTGTCAAGATTATGCTTTTGCTGTAGGTCAAGCTCAGACAAGCTTAATAATGCCTACAATTGATGAAATGGAATCAATTACTAACTCATGGAATACATTAATTCCTAGAGTTACAGAGCATAGGATGGGATTCATTAATAATGGTTCAAAGGAAACCTTTAAGCAGCAATAATGATGAAACAAGATTTTCATGTTTTCCAAGGTATGAGACAGGATAATCATCCTATTAGACAAGAGTCTAAATACCTTTGGGAAGCACATAATATAAGATTTACAGCTAGGGATAATAATACTCTATTATCAATGACAAATGAAAGAGGACCTAAGAATGCTGGAGTAATAATTATAGGTTCTTATGTAGGACATTGTGTAGTAGGAGATTACCTAGTTATATTTACTGCTAGTACATCAGTTAATGATGGTGTAAGAGAAACAGAGAATCTTATTTACAGATTAGAAAGAAATGAAAAGAGATGGGATTCCTCTATAATGTATAGAGGAAATCTTAATATGGATACTAAACATCCAGCTCAAACATTAGGAATCTATGAAGGTGAATTAGTTCAAAAAGTATATTGGGTAGATGGTAAGAATCAACCAAGGTCAATAAATATTGTAGCTGATAAATTACGCTATAATAAAGATATATCAGAGCTTACAGAAGAAGAGAAATCTAAATTATATCCTCAAGGCTGTTTTGATTTTACTCAAGAACTAGAACTTAATGAAGAGGTAACTGTTACTAGAGAAGAAGGTGGTGGAGCATTTTCACCTGGAACTATTCAATATGCTTTTTCCTATTATAATAGATATGGACAAGAAAGTAATATATTTTATACTACAGAGTTATATAATACTTCATTTGTTACTAGAGGAGGAAGCCCTGAAGATATAGTTGGCAATACCTTTCATATTAGTATTAAAAATCCAGAAACTAACTTTCAATATCTTAGAATATATTCTATCCATAGAACATCCCTTGATGCTACTCCTACAGTGAAAATAGTAACTGATATAGAAATTACAGGAAGTGATGAAATAACTTATGTAGATACAGGATTAACAGGAACTGATATAGACCCTACAAAGATGTTATATATTGGAGGTGAATCTATTATTGCAGGAACTATAGCTGAAAAAGATAATACATTGTTCTTAGGTAATATAGAATTAAAGAGAGACAGTATTCCTGATTCTATAAAGAGCACTCTAAAAAATTCTGTAGCTAATAAGAAAATATCAATAGGAACTAGAACAATAAAACTTAATAGTGTTGATGACTCAGATGCTGTTTATGAATATAATAATCAGCTTGTTGTTGGTAATACATCATCATTTAAAATAGGTGATACCTATAGACTTGGTATTCAATTTCAACATAAGACAGGAAAATGGTCTGAACCTTTATGGTTAGGTAATTATGATGTTCCTAGAAATAATAAACCACACAGAGATGGAGATAACATCGTAGTTCCAAAAATGACATTTAATCTAGATAATAATACAAAGAATACTCTTTCAAGTTTAGGATATAAGAGAGCTAGGGCATTAGTAGTATTACCATCTATTTATGATAGAATGGTATTAGCCCAAGGTATATTATGTCCTACTGTATTTTGTGTAAAGGATAGAGTTTCTAATACTCCATTTGCTCAGTCCTCTTGGTTCTTTAGACCTATGTCTTCAAATATAAATAATTCTACTGATATAGATAAAGGTGCTACTGTAGCATTTGCACACTTAGACTCATTAAAGACAGGTAGTGATAGAGGAGCTGAAATACAAAGTATGATTTCAACTAACTTTACGGCAGCTAATAACAGTGCAAAAAATGATAAAGCTACTAATAATAATGCATTCTTTATTGACCAATCTATTATTACTATGCACTCTCCTGATATAGAGTTTGATAATAGTACAAAACAGGCACTAGAAGGTGGAGACTTTGAGCTTGATATAGTAGGTTTAGTAGAGTTTAAATCAAATGCTGGAGATATTACTATACAGACTTCTTCAGCAGTTCCTGCTCCTAATGATAATGGATTCTTCCACAAATCTTTTCTTACTACAAACTATGAGAATAGAGGAATGGTAGCAGGAATGTTCTATAAGAGTCACTTTATAGATGATCATGATAATGGTAATACATTCTATGCTTATAATGCCACTGAACAAAACTGGGAATTAAATTGGTTAGTATATCCTTGGCAGAGGTCAGGTTCATTAAACAATGATGCAGTAAGACCTGAGAAAAGTGGTACTAGAACTTCTGTATTAAAAAGAAAGGTAATATCTAATATTAGATTTTCACCTGATACTAGATGGCTTGATTCTCCTTGGAGTTCAGAAAAGAAACCTAATGATGACTTAAAGAATGGAATTACTCCAGTATCTATATTTGATAGTAATGAAATCTCTCTTATAAAGATTCCTACTCCTAAGAACTCTGGTATTAGAGCATTAAACTATTATGGTAATGTAGATACTTTAATTACTACAGACGCTAAATATACTTTTTATGTAAGTCCTAATGCTGGTGTAGATATACACGGTTCAGGTGTAGTAGCTAATCCATTTACAAGAGTTCCATTACAAAACATTAGAGACAATTATGGATGGGGTCTTGTAGGTGATTTTGCAGCTCAGCTTAAGGAAGCTAATGAACCTGTTAGAATGAAATATAAGTCTACAGCCCATGCAGTATTTGCTTTTAATTACTTGGATAACTTTTCTCCTGTTATTTTACCTAAATTAGGAGAATTAAATGAGTATACAGGAACTAATGCTATTCCATTTTGGTCTAATGTAAAACCTACAGGACCTTCCATTGAAAACTATGAAGAAGCTACTATACAATATGTATATTACAATTCTGCTACACCTTCTGATATAGAGAAAAGTGTGTTGAGTATGCTAAAATATTTCTCTAAATTAGGTGGTTATACTCGGTCTGGATTATATGCTATATGTACTTGTTCAGTAAGAGGTACAGATACCAGCTATGCTGACTTATATGTATCTACAGGCAGTATTGTAGATGGAGTAACTACATGGGAGAAGGTGAATCTTTTAAGTAGTGATATTGATACGATTTATAAATTTAAGGATTCAGAATCATATTGGAAAGTTTCTTATATAGGTTCTGGCTGTGCTCTAGTTCAAATACCTGATAGTGATAAATATTCTGTTAAACAAGATAATATTGGCGCCTATGATTCAAGAGCTTGCCTATATATGGCTGAATTAAAAAGAAAGTCAAAGCCTGATAATATGTTTGGTGGAGATACTGAGGAAGCTCTTAAAAGTAATTCTTGGATACCTGCTGGACCTAGTGTTTCATTAGATAGTCCTATTGAATTTAGGTATGGAGATACATATTATCAAAGATATGATTGCTTAAAAACTTATGCTTTTACTACTGAAGATGAAAATAGTGTAGTAGAGATTGCCTCTTTCATGTGTGAATCTAGAACTAATCTAGATGGTAGATATGATAAAAATAGAGGTCAAATTAGTAATCTTAATATGTCTCCTACTAACTTTAATTTAATGAATCCTATCTACTCTCAAAGAGATAATTTCTTTAACTACAGAATACTTGATAAGGAGTATTATAGAAATAATAAGTATCCTACACAAGTAGTATGGTCAATGGAGAAATCTTATCTTGAAAATATAGATACTTGGGCTAATATTACATTAGCCAATTCATTAGATTTAAGTGGAAGTGCTGGTTCTATTACATCTATTGAAACATTCAATGATACTCTAATAGCATTTCAAGAGCAGTCAATAAGTCAAATTCTATTTAATAGTAGAGTACAAATACCTGCATCTGATGGTACTCCTGTAGAGATTACTAATAACTATAAGGTTGATGGAACTAGACCAATTAGTGATGTTATAGGATGTCAAGATAAGTGGGCAATAGCTAAATCCCCTGTAGGTCTCTATTTTGTAGATAGTAGTACTGATACATTATATCTATATAATGGTCAACTACAAGATATGAGTACACAACTTGGAGGTAAATCTTGGATGAGAAATTATCATGCAAAAGAACAATGGAATCCTTATAGTACTTCAGCAATTAGATTAAGTTATGACCCAAAGAACAAAGACTTATATCTAAGTCCTACTAGTGACAAGGATAATGAGAATACTCTATGTTACTCAGAACAATTAGGTCAGTTCACATCATTAATGAGTTATAGTAGAGCTATAATGTTTCCAGTTGGAAATGATTTCTTCTCTATTACTAATGATAATGAAAGGTCAACAAGTCTATGGGAGAACTTTAAGGGAAACTATAATTTCTTCTTTGGTGAGTTTAAAGCTCCGAGATTTACTTATATATGTAATGAGGATGCTGCTTATACCAAGATATTTGACACTATTGAGTATAGAGCTGATGTTTATGATAAGGATGGAAACTTAGTATCTAATAGGTCTTTTGATTGGATTAGAGCAGCTAATGAATATCAAAATACTGGTAGAAAGAATCTAAGTCAATCTAGAAGAACTATTAATGATACTTCCTTAAGAAAGAAATTTAGAGTGTGGAGAAGTCAAATTCCTAGAGAAGGAAGAGAGAGAATTAGAAATCCTTGGACTTCAATTAGTCTAGGTTTTAATGAATCTTCAGACGTAGATTATGATAAATTTCATTTCATTTTACATGATATTTCAACTAAATATACAATCTAATTTAATAGGGATATAAGAGAAATCTTATGTCCCTATTATTTTTATACTTAAATACTTGGTAATATCATCTATTTTATGTACCTTTGCACAAGTAAACTTATAAGTTATGGCTAATAGAATTAATAATAGAAGATATAATAAGCTATTAAGTTATAGAAATAACTATTATAAGTATGGAAGTCAGATGCAAAATGACCCATACAGACTTAATGGTAGATACTCTACTCCTGCTATTGTAAATGGTATGGGTGGAGCACAGAATCCTAGTCAAGGTTATAAAGCACCTCAGCCTCCTTCTATAGGGCAACCAGGATTATTTGGTAATTTTGGAGAAACACTAAATAGTAGGTTTCAGTCAGGTGCTCTTAATGGTGCTGCTACTGCCGTTGGTGGTATGATAGGAGGTGCTATTGGAGGTGGAATGTCTAGTGGTGTAGGAAATACAATAAGCAGTTTAGGTAATATAGCAAGTGCTATTCCAGGACCTTTGGGTACAGTAGCAGGAGCTGGTCTAAAAGTCATTGGAGGCTTAACAAATAGAATGTTTGGTTCTAAAATGAACAAAGAGAATAGTGCTAAGGTTGAAGATACTATTAATAGACTTAATAGTTTTCAATCAGATGCAAGTAAATTTGATACTTTAGCTGATACTTGGGGAAGCACTGCTATGGGAAATAATTTCTCTAATAAGTATATTGGTAAGGATGGTTGGTTCTCTCATAAGGCAAAGAAAAAAGCAAGAAAGCTAAGAGAACAAATGGAATTAGCTAATGCTTTTGCTGAGAATACATTACAAAACAATGCTGATAATATTACAGAAACTACAATGAATAATCTAGAAGCAAACTATGCAGCTTTAGGAGGATTTCTTAATCAATATGCTGATGGTGGAGGTATTTATATCAATCCTAAGAATAGAGGTAAATTCAATGCCACTAAAGAAAGAACTGGAAAGACTACAGAGGAGCTAACACATAGTAAGAATCCATTAACTCGAAAGAGAGCAATATTTGCTCAGAATGCAGCAAAGTGGCATCATGCTTTTGGTGGTGAGTTAAATACTAATGGTGGAGATTTTTCTACAGGACTTATGTTTATTGATGAAGGAGGCACACATGAAAGTAATCCTTATGAAGGTGTTCCTATGGGTGTAGCTCCTGATGGTAAACCTAACCTAGTTGAGGAAGGAGAGGCTATATACAATGACTATGTATTTAGTAATAGATTAACTGTTCCTAAAGCTATAAGAAATAAATATAAGCTAAGAGGAACTAAAGATTTGACTTTTGCTGATGCTGTTAAGCAAATTTCTAAGAATGCCACAGAAAGACCTAATGACTCTATTAGTCAAGAAACCTTACATGAGATAATATCTGATTTAGCTCAGACACAAGAAGGTGTTAGAGAAGAAGCTCATGAAGGAAATAGATTTGATACAGGTGGTTTCACATATAAACCATATAAATATGTAGCTGGATATAATGGTGGATGGTTTGACAGTGATGGCAATTATACTAAAGACTACTTAGATAAAGTCAATAGTATGAATATTGCTGATATAAATAATGCCTTTAATGAACAATATAAATTCTATAGTAATGATGCTAATAAAGGCACTGATAGATGGAAAGCTATTGATGCCTTCTACACAGCTAATCCTCAGTATAAAGTATCTAGTACTAATCTTACTGATGCTGCTCTGCCAAGTATTAGAAAGTTAGCAACTGATGGTAATCCAGGATTTATGCATCAATTCTTTAATGATGCAACTCCTATAAAGAGAGCTAACAGGTATTTCTTAAGAGGTACAGATGCAAAAGGTAATCCTATTGCAACTCCTATGAAAACAACTCCTTGGGAAGGTCTTAATGAGAAAGGTCAAAGTTTTGCTGAAGCTTTTCCTACTTATAGTTTCAAGGGGAAACAAGAAAGACCTGTAGAAGGAAATACTATCTATACTGATTATTACTATGATGAAAAGAAACCTTTAGAAACTCCTTCTCCTGAAGATACTCAGAAGATTAAAAATAGTTATGAAGGTTGGAGATTTGCTCCTGCTATTGGTTTAGGTATGGCAGCATTATCAGATGCTTTAGGTATTACTAATAATCCAGATTATACTGAGGCAGATCAAATAGAGGCAGCTACAAGAGGAGGTTCTTATATGCCTGTATCATGGAATCCTATTGGTAACAAACTTACCTATAGACCATTTGATAGAGATTACTATATTAATAAACTTAATGCAGAAGCTGGTGCTACAAGGAGGGCTTTAGCCAATCAAAGTGGTGGCAATAGTGGTAGAGCAATGGCAGGCATTCTTGCTGCTGACTATAATGCTCAAGATAGATTAGGTGACTTATTTAGAAAGTCTGAAGAGTATAATCTAGAACAAAGACAAAAGGTTGAAGACTTTAATAGAGCTACTAATCAAGCTAACTCACAAGGTGAATTGCAAGCTGATATGGCTAATCAGCAAGCCTATGCAAGTGCAAGAGACTATGCTCTTAGGGGCACAATGGCTGCTGCTGAAATGAGACAAAAGACTAGAATGGCTGCTGAAGCTGCTAAGTCTGCCAATCTAAGTGGGTTCTTATCTGCTCTTGGTGATATAGGTTATGAGAATAAAGGTATGAACATGGTGAGACAACTTTATGCTACTGGTGCTCTTGGTCCTATGTCTAGAGCACAGGCAGAAAGGTTCCATCTTGTGAAGAAAAAGCCTAAGAAGAAAAAGTCAAAGAGTTTAACAAGAAAGTAATATGCAGTTAGTTATAGATAGTAAATTTAGACCATTCTCTTATGATGAGCTTATTAAGCCTTTAGTACAATATAAGGAGACTTATGATAAGGTAGAGGCAGACTACTCTAACTTAGCTGCTCAAACAGAACAATGGAAAGACATTGCAAATCAGACACAGAGTCCTGAAGCTTATGCAATGTATAGCAAGTATGCTAATGATTTAAATAATATAGTAGATGATTTTAGCAAGGGAATGACTCTTCAAAATAGGAGTCAACTCCTTGCTATGAAAAGAAGATATGCTAGTGATATTAAGCCTATAGAAAATGCTGCTAATAGAAGAAAAGAATTAGCTGATGAACAAAGAAGAATAGATGCTCAAGACCCAACAAGGTTATGGCAAAGAAGAGCATCAGATATGAGTTTAGATGAATTTATTCATAATCCTTCTGCTGACTATGGAAAGGGAATAAGTGGAGCTGCATTAACTGCACAAGTAGCAGCAGGTGCTTCTGCTCTAGCTAAGGAGTTTAGAGATAACCCTGAAAAGATGGAAAAGCTTGTAGGAGGTGACTATTATGAGTATGTTAAACAAAGAGGTTTCAGTAGTCAAGCAGTTCTTGCAGCTATTATGAATAATCCAGATGCTTCTCCTATATTAACTAATTTAGTAGAGTCTACTATGGATGCTACAGGAGTAAAGGATTGGGGAAGTAAGTCAACCATAGAACAAGCATATAATTATGCAAGACAGGGATTATGGAATGCTGTAGGTCAGGATGAAGCTCAGTTAGTTAATAACTGGAGAGCACAAGAAAATCTAAGTAATGCTCATGCTATGGCTAGACAGAAAGCAGCTCAAGAGTTCCAAAGGAGTGAAAGAAAGGCTACACAAGCATTTCAAAGAGAACAGACTGCACTTAGAGAAATAAATGGTAGAGTAATGCAAGGACAAAATGGAAATGTTTCAAAAGTAGGAACTGGTAATCAAGGTGGTACTAAGTCTACTCCTGTAGATAACATGGGAAATAGTCAAAGTGACTTTAAGAAAGTTTCTAGTATCAAGGGACATTCTAACAGTATGGAGAAACTAGGTTATACTCCTTTATTTGGTCTTGCTAAGCTTGATGGAATTTGGAGTACAGGAGAACAAGGAGATGACCTGCAAGGTGTAGGACTAGGAGGAACTAGAAGTAAATTAAGGTCAAGCTGGTATTGGGGAAACTATAATCTGAATCAGAAGGATGTGACTTATGTAAACCCAGGTCCAAATAATGATTATCCATCAATTCCTCAAAAAGCTAAAGAAGCTTTAGCTAAGCAGCTACAAATTTCAAATATAAGGGAAGGACAAGATATTCAAATAGTAAGAGTTCACTCTAGAGGTAGTGGTGCTTCTGGAGAAGACTATGATTATGTAATTTGTGTAAGTCAATAATTATGCCAACATTAGGAAATTTAGGATTAAGAGGACTGACAGCTAATGATAGAAGCCAGTCTGATAAACAAGCAATAGCACAACAAAATGGGAGTAACTTAATGGTTACTCCTATTAACCTTAATATGCCTTCAAATAGGCAATATTTTCAGGGTCTTAGTGATACAAATGCTATAATGCAGAATACCTATCAAGATATGCTACAACAGTATAAAGATGAATATCATATTGATAGGGATAGAAATAGAGTTGGTAATCCAATGAATATAAAGGAGATAGCTGCAAAAGTGTCTCCTTGGTTTAAGAAGTATGGGTATTCTAGCTATATAGACCTAAGTGATATGGACTGGGCTGAACTTGCAGCTTCTTATCAAGCTGCTAATGCTACATATAAAGATAATGGTGCAACTGCTAATGCAATGCTTGATAATGCCATTAAGAATAATGTAGCTAAGAATCAGCCTTGGTATGAACAAGCTTGGTATGGTTTTGCTGGTATGGGAGCTTCTGCTGTTGGTGCTGTCGTAAGTTTACTAGGCTCAGTGAAGGGTGCAGTAGATTACTTTGATGGAGATTATAAAGATAATCCAAACCTCAATAGTTGGGATAACTTTATGAACTCAGTCATAGATAATGATTGGACTAGATATGGTAATGATATAGTTCAATATGGTACTGTTCTACCAGAAAGATTAAAGGAGGCTAAAGAGCTTGGAATATCAGATTTACAGATTGTAGAAAGTGATGACCAAGAAAATAGCTTATTAAGTTCAGCTAGTCCTTGGGTAGCATTACAATCAGGTGGTTTTACTCTTGCATCAATGTTTTTAGGAGCAGGAGAGGCTAAGCTTGCTTCTATGTTATTTAAAGGTTTAGGTACAGCAACTAAAGCAATTAAGACAGGTGAAGTATTAACAAGTGCTCTTACTAAGTTACAGAAAGCAGAGAACCTTACTAATAAGTTTGTTATACCAGGTATGGTAGGTACTATGGAAGGTCTTTCTGAAGGTCTTAATACCAAACAACAAGCAGAAGAAGAGGGTCTACAAGCTGTACAACAGATGCATCAACAAGAGGTAGGTGCTGAAGTTAATAGAAGACTTGGACAATATGACCAGGTAATGATAAAAGATGGTGCTGATAATACTAGACAAGTAGTTAAATACAAAGATAGGAAGACTGGTAAACTATATGATATTAATCAGATTTATCAGCAAGTGTGGGATGAATATTCTCCTAAGTATGAAGAGTCTCTAAAGCAAGTTGAATATGCTGCAACAAAAGCAGGAATAAATAACTTCTATGTAAACTCTCTTATCAATGGTATGGTAAATAGTACCTTAAAAGCAGGTTTACAAGCCCCTTCTGTTAGAAATGCATTATCTAAGTCTAAATTATTTGGTTGGGCACAACCTAGACCTAACTTTACTATTACAGGTAGTGGAGCTACAACAACTGTAACTCCTAAATTTGGTATAGGTAAGAAAGCTTGGAATCTAATTAAGGAGCCTCTTGGTGAATTTGGTGAAGAATATATGCAGAGTATTTCTGATGCTACTATGAGAGGTGGTGCAGAAAACAATATACATCAATTCATTGATAATAAATATAAAGGTGATGGTAGTGCAGCAGTAGGAGACAATTTCTCAAGTGATTGGGGAGCTGCTTGGACAGCATTTACAGGTTCTATTACTGATAAAGAAATTATTAAATCTGGTATATATGGAGCTATATCTTCTGTAATGGGAACTCCATCATTAGGTCATAGAACTAGGACAGGTAGAATAGTTGATGGTAAGGCAGAAACTACTTATTTTGGTAGAGGTCTTAATGAGAATGGTGAACTAGAATCTAATTGGGAGAGACTTAGAAGAATTACTCCTTGGAGAAGTGGTTTATTCCAAGCTCATAGAGAGAATCAAATTCAACAGCATCAAGCTGAAGAGGCTGCTCAAGTATTACAAGAGTGGCTTAGAGACCCTAACAATAAAGATAAATTTGATGGTCTAATTGGAACCTTCAACTGGGCTAAAGCTATGGGTGATGCAGGTCTTGGCAGTGATGAATTTGGTTATAGAAACAGTGCCTTAGGTAAGACTATCAGTGATGCTTTTATGCTACAAAAGCTTCAAGGTACTCAATATTATGACACTTATCTTAACCAGCTTATAGAGATTGCAAATCTTGAAGAAGGTTCAGAACTAGCAGAAAAATATATATCTGCAATGAGGGATAATGTTAATACCTCTGAAGAAAATCAAAGTGATGAAGACATTCTTAAGACTTTAAAATCAAATGCAAATAAAATGTTATCTACTCTTGATACTGTTCAACAAGAATCAGATAGAGTAGATAAGTTACTTGGTAATGTTGATGAAGATACCAAACAATCCCTTATATATGGTCAGATGATGCTTAAAGATTGGCAACAGAGAGACCAGAAGCTAAAAGGAGAGCTTGCCAATATTCAAATAGAAAATTCAGTAGAGCATAGTTCTACATTAAGTGCAAAACAGAAAGAAATCTTAGCTGATTATAACTCTATTGCAGAAGCTAAAAAGAGACAGGCTGAAATTAAAAAGAGTCTTGATTCTATCAAGGAAGATATTAAGAACATTACTAGTAGGAAGAATCTTACTAATAATGAAAAGAGTATTCTAAAGGATAAAAAAGTTAAAAGTAAATCTCTTGAAAAAGAACTTAAAAGACTGGATGCAATTAATGATATTGAAGAAGGTACTTCTGAGGTTCTTAGTGAAGAAGAAATCATGAATCTTGACCCTATATCTAGGTCTATAATGCTTAGAAAGGGTAAACAAAAGACTTATGTAGCTACTCATGGTGGCAGAGAGGAATATAATAGAAGAGTTGAAGAACTTAATACTAGGCTAGAGTCTCTTAATGAACAGAAATCAAAGTATATAAAAGACAATGGTAGAGTAAAGAAGGGACATAATAAGCAAGTACAAAAGATAGATGTAGAAATATCTAAAGCTCAGAAAGAACTTGATGCTGTTAAGGCTGAAGAGAAGCCTTTCTATAGTGAAGAACAGCAAGCTGTAATAGATAATCTTGTTAATCAAGGAACTGCACAGGATGAAAACTTTCTTGATAAGATAATAGATGCTGGAAGAATTAAGAACTCTATTGATACATTCAATGCTCAGTATCAAGATATATTAAGTGACCCAGATAGTTTTAATAACTATGTATATAATGCTAGGCAATCTGCTGCTGATATAGCCTCTAGGAGAAAGTATCAAGCAATGAATAACATTCAGGACTATGCTACTTTTGCTAGAGAAATGGACAAAATGTATAATGAAAGTTCATTTAGAGAGCAATCATTAATTACAAGAGCTTTCAGGGATAAAGATAATGCTAACTTTGAAAGATATAGTCAAGAGAGACAAATGCTTCAAGACCTTATAGAGCAAGTTTCTAGTTCTGATAATCATAAAGATATGTCAGATAATGATAAAGAAATGTTTGCTCATACTATAACTTACTTGTCTGATAAAGGAATTGACTTTAATGATAATCAAGCTGTAGTAGATGCTTTGTTAGCAGTAGATGAAAATGGAGTATCTGAGTTCAGAAAATATGTGGAAGAAGTTAATTCTACTATACCCGAAGCAGAGCAAACAGCCTTCACAAGTATTGTAGAAGCCATACAGAACTTTAATGATGTAATGGCTACTTATAATAAGGAGAATGCTCAAAGAGAAGCTAATGAAGCTCCTATAGAAGTAACTCCTACTACACCAGAACAGTCTGCTCCTGCTACTAGTCCAGAGCCAATAGTACAAAAGGGAGCAACAGAAACTAAGACTAAAAGTATCTTTGATATAGCAGGAAGTAGTACTCCTGAAGGTGGTTATATTGCTGGTGATGGTTCAGTAATTAGTAATGAAGATATGCCTACTGAAGCAGCACAGACTGAAACAGAGAGTAATCAGCCTACTAATAATGCTACTAGTACTAAGGAAAGAAATCCAATAATACAAGCTTTTGCTGATAATAGTAATGAGGATGTTGCTAAAGCAGCAGAAATAGCTCTTAATATAGCTAAAAACCAACTTGATAGAGCTTTTATTGTAAAAGCTGATGTAAGACAATTTATTGAAAGTCTAAGTACAAATTCATTTGAAAATGTAGAGGACTTTGTAGATGCTCTTATATCTTCAGCTAATACAAGAGAGACTAATTCTGAAGATGGAACAGACCCAAGAGCTGATTTACTAAGACAGATAGCTGCAAAGGTTAAGGCAGCTAAAGTCTCTGAACAATCTGTAGCAGAGGAAAAGAAGTCTAAGTCACCTCTTCTTGATAGGAAAAGACAGCAGTTAGATAATACTAATAGACTGTTGAACTCTAACTATAATATGTTTCCTAATGCAAACAGTAGCTCATCCTTTATAGCTAGTGTAAACATTGATAACATTAGACAAAGATTTCCTAATAGTCCTACTATAAAGTACTATGAGAAGTATAATATAGAAGAAGCTTTAAGAGATGGAATATTGGATAACAATCCAGATATATTCTTTATTACAGATGAAGAATTTTCTGATGCAGTAAAGCAAGATATGGAATCTAATGGATACACCTATAATCCTGAAGTATCTATGCCAATTATTGCAGTGGTAGAATCTAAGAATGGTCCTGTTGTTATTGGAGATAAGAAATACCAACCTATTAGTGTAATGTCTTCAACTAATCACTTAGGAAGTGCAGGTTCTACACACATGGCTCCTATTAGAAATGCTGCTCAAAGTAATACTGGAACCCAATTAATATCTATTAATGGTAAAGCTATTGTAACTAAAGCTTATGGAAAGCCAAAAGCTTATTCAGCAGATATAAATTATAGAGGTAGAAATAATGTTACTGATATTGCAATAAATGACCTAAGTCAGGATGAAAGAACTTCACTAGAGTCACAAGATAAGAAGCAAAGAAGGAGAAATCCTGCATATCAGAAGGCAAAGAGAAATTTCTTAAAAAGACTTGGAACCAAGATGATAGGTGGTAGAAAAGCATTAGTGTTTAATCAACCAACCTTAAATGGAAGATTCAACCAAATAGAAATATTTGTAAGTCCTATTAATGAAAGTACTGCTAGAAATTCTGATAATACCTTTGAAGATGAAGCTAGAGATGGAGACATTATAAACTTCAATAGTAGAACATCTAGAGCTGCTAAAGCATTAGAAACTTTTGTCAAAAGTTTTAATTCAGATGATTTGGTTTATGAAGAAATTGATGGTCAAATAGTCCCTACAGAAGCAACTGCTGGAGCATTGCAAACTATGGCTAATAATCTCCAAAAGAAGATTGATAATTTCATTAATATTCCTATAAAAGATGGGTGGGAATATAGGATAACTCCTACATCTGAAGTTGATGGTGATAATAGAATAATGGATTTAAGTCTTGTAAATCCTAACACCTCTGAAACAATTCCATTAGCTACATTTAATAGTGGAATGACAGAGCAGGATATTAAAGATTTTAAGGATGACTTCATTAGAAACTTGATACTAGATAATAGTGGAAAAGTCAGAATGACCAGTTCTAATGACTCATTTGCTAAATGGAATGTTCTATATTCTGATGCTGAAAAAACACATGAAAGCAAGGCTGCTGCTGATAATATTAGTGACATATATGAGGATGGTATATTGGGAGCTGCTGCCACAACTTTTAATTATAGAATACAAGGTATTGCAGTACAAAATCCATTTAAAGCTGATGGTACTCCTGCATTCACAGAAACTGCTAATGCAGTAAATGCACAATCTCAACAGTCTGTTACTACTCTTACTATTGCAGAAGGTCAGGTAAAATCAGGTAATGCTATAGTTACTGATACTGGTGTAGTTCTTGATGGTAAACTTAGTACTCCTACTAATCCTGCAAGAGAAAGAGCTGCTAATATAACAACTCAGATAGAAGATGATTCTAAGCATATAAAATTAGCTGATGATAATTCTGGATACATTGATACAAGAACAGGAAAGAAATATGCTAGAGTTACTTCTGTAATTTCTGCTGATGAAAGAGCTGGAGAAAGATTTGACCCTAATAGTCCTTGGGTTGTACCTTCTACTAATATAGGCACAGGCTTTGATGAATTTGTTAGAGACTTCTTTGCTGGAAAATTAGATAATATGACATCTGAGCAATTAGCTGAAAATTACCCAAATGCCACAAAAGAAGCACTACAAAAGTTTAAAGAACAATTAATGGGTCTTAGAAATAACTTTATATCAAATGGTCTTACAATAGTCCCAAGAGATGTAACAGTTACAGGCTCATTAGATGTATTAGATTCCAATGGTAAGATACATACAGTAGATGTTGCAGGAACACTTGACTTGCTTGCTTATGATGGAAATGGAAACTTCTTTATCTTTGATATGAAGACAAATAGAAGTGGTATAGACCAACATAAACAAGAAAAGTATTCAAGGCAGCTATCATTGTATAAGAAGTTCTTAGAAAATAAATATGGAATACAAGTTAAGTCACTTAACTTAATTCCTATTGGTGTTGAATATCCAGCTCCATCAGGTTGGAAGAATGGTTCAGCAGATTATTCAGTATCTCCTGAAAAGGCTAATCAGTTAATGATTGATGGCAAAAACTATACAGGTGCAAATCCTATATTGCAAGATACTATTGCAGTAAATTATACAGAACCTCATATAGTTTGGGAGAAAATGACAGATGAAGAAAGAGCAATGTTTGATGAGGTTGAAAATACTATCAAAGCAGAGACTAATGACGAAGCTAAACCAACAGAAGCTATACCTTCAGAGTCTCCAACTGAAACTGTAGACCCTATTTTAGGAACTCCATTTAATGATAGTTACTTGGGAGATATGTTTGGAATGGATTCTACTGAGCTAAATAATTTCAACATGGATATTACAACTAGGTCTACACCTATACCAGAGAAATATCAATGGAATAATTTAACTCAGGAACAAAGGGAAGGAATTGAAATGCAAGGTTTCAATGAGACTTCTTGGTCCTCACTTGAGGATGAAGAAATGGAGCATAAATTAAAATGCTTAGGATTATAAAGCTTTTGAAAAAAAAAGAAAGGGTAGGGAGGATTAACCTCTCTACCCTTTTTATTTTATAGTTATTATCTTGCCCTCATATTCTGACCATAATCAAATGATTTGGCTGCTTCATAAGGTTGTTGTAATGTATATACACTTCTAAGATATGGAAACATTCTCCAGAAATGAACATAAGCTTTTGCATCTCCTTCATCATATCTATCTTCTTTGGAAGATTGATAATAGAAATAAGAATCATCTTCATCAGCAAATGGAAGACCACCAAACTGTATACCCATCTTGGTTATATCACCAAGTGCTGACATACCAACAGGAGTTAAATCAGTAATAGTAGTTGCTTCAGTCCACAATCCCATAGGAGTATTATATGCTTGTTGTTCTCTATTTAATCTATTTGCAAAGTAATAGAGAATACCTGCAACCTGACTATCTTCATCATCATCGTCATCATCCCCATCTCCCTTAGCTGTTAGAGCTTTTAGTAGTACTAGTAGACTAATTAGTAAAGCATCACCAAAGTTTCTCCTCATATTAGCAACTTGATTCTCAGAGAATCCTGCTCTATACATATCAAGCTTAGCTCTTTTTGTCATAGGTAGGCATATAGCTCTCATAGTCATCATAAAGCCACCTTTATCAGTAAAACCATTCCAAATAACCTTACCAAGGGTATTAAGAGAACCCTCTACATCATGTCCTAAAGCAACACTATAGTGACTAGCTGCATATCTTCTTTCAATCATACCAAGAGCATAACCTCTCATGGCTAAGACAGCATTACCAAACCAATTCTGTTGAAAAGCAACCTTATCTTGGTTATTATAAATACCATGCATTCTATTATTAATTTCTCTACACTTATCCATGAAAGCTGATTCATCATCAATATTCCATGTTAAGTTATAAGCATCATCTTCCAATGAATGTATAGTATTCTCGGTGTCTGCTATATTATATCCCTTTCTATTGAGATAATCTTGTTGTTCTTGAGTAAGATGTATTACTGCTCCAAATGGTCCAGCACTTGCTGAATTTTGCAATTGAGATAATATAGATGTAATCAACTTATGCTCTTTTGCTCCTTCTTTATTCTTATAGAAAGTGCCATTAAGAGCTAATGTTTTACCACCTTTATTACCTTGAGTATCCTCATTATCTACAACTTGATAAGCTTCCCATAAGGATATTCTTTTACCACTTGCATCATATACTTTAGTTTTATATGCACTTGCCAAGTATGATATAGATTGCATATAGTGGTCCCCTGACTTATATGGCAAGAATATACTTTCATTAAACATATTATAGAGCCTTCTATACTTAGAATTAACAGTATGCCAATCTCTTTGTTTAGTTCTGCTCTCTCCTAACACATTAAAGTGTCTTATGAAAAGATTTACTTTATCTTCTTTAAACTCTTTACCATAGTTCCACCAGTTCTTTCCAAAGCTGCTAAAATATAGTTTATTTGCCATACCAAACTCTTTTACATTGAAGTATTCAGCAGCTATTGCTTCCTTGAATATTTCATTAAAACCAGTCATAGTATTAACAGAACCACCTATAACATTACCACCTAGAAAATATTTAGAGGCAAAACTAGATAGGGTAGAAATAACTTTCTCAACTATTATACCCTTAAATATCTTAGTTTTACTAGAACTAACACCATAGACTTGCTTATCTAGAAATTTCAAGTATCTATTATATGCTCTAGAAGTACCTTCTTCCTTGGTTCTTTCTTTTTCAGACTTGTCACCTCCAACTTTTCTTTCAGATAAAACTTCTCTACCAACTTCAAGAGTATCTACAACTTGATTCATTGCTAAATAGGTATTAGCCATGCCAGCATAAGCTAAGGTAGAATGAAATATATCTGTAGAAAGTTCATTCATATTTTGCAATTTATTTACGCCATAAATAGGAAGTCTATGTATCTTTTCTTTTTCATGGGCTAGAGTATTAGCAAATCTTTCTTCTTCTTCAGAATTATATGTTTGGTCACTACCAAAGTCAGTATCTTCACTACTTTCACAGAAGGTATCTCTTAGTTTACTTCTTAAAGCACTACCTACTGTTTTAGCAATTCTACTATTCGGATTTCTAACAATGTTAACAATTCTACTATTCTGATTTCTAACAATGTTAGTGAAAGTACCCTTGAATTGAGGCATTCTTACTGCCAATGTACTACCTTCAGGCAATCTATCATCAAGACTTGTCTTCAATATCATAAAGTCATTGTACCAAGCTCTTAATCTTTGATGATTAGCCATAAAAACATCAAAGTCACAATTCCTATATTGGTCATTAGGAATATACTTCATTTGATTTGAATCCCAAGTACTATTATTTTTATGCCAATCCTTAGCTAATGGTCTAAAATATGTGTCCCATCTTAGAGCTTTCTCAAACTCTGTAAGGTCATCTATATTTGGAATACTTTTCTTGAAATTCTCAAATTCAGCATCTTTAAATTCTTTCCAATCTCTCTCATACTCTCCCCAATGGTATTCTGAAATTATATTTCCAGTAAGAGTCCCATCATCAAATCTTTCAAAAAGGTCTGACTGTTTCACCCCTTCAATATCATTAAATCTTTTTTCTAGAACTCTAAGTTCATCCCAAGCAAGATTAGTTAGATTATCAGCTTGCATATTAGCCATCTTAGTAGCTTTATCTGCAATTTGACCTATAATATCAGGGTTATTAGACATAGAACCTAAGAATCTTTCAAACATATTAATATCACTCTCCATACTCTCTAGTACAGAACTCAGGTCAACTCTACCTCCCTTTTGTAGAAATATTCTCTTTGTTTTTCCATCAGGATTCTTTTTCTGATGCTTCATATTCCATATAACTTTAGATGCTCTATATACATATTTAGAGCCTAAAGTACTCTCACAGAACTTAAGGAAGAATTGCTTCTCTTTTGTCATTAACTCTGATACTAGATACTCATTAGCATCATTAAGTTCTCTTGCTACCTTAGTTAAATCTATTGTTTGAATATTACCAACAGAATCTGTAATTTGTATATTACCAACATCTCCTGTTAATGATTCTTTGCCTGGCAATACTTTCATAGCTTCAGTAACCAATCTTTGTAGATTGAGACTTGCACTTACAAAAGTATGAACTTGTCTAAGTTTCCTACCATTATCTGACATATTATTATAGAAATCAGCAGTATTAAGGAAGTCAACAGAATCCAACAGATTATTAATTTCCTTACCTTGCCCTATCATATCACTTATCATTGATAGAGCCTCTGCTATTCCATCAAGTGCCATGTTATCAGATAAAGTAGTATTAGGAGCAGCATTAATTGCAGTTAGTCTTCCTGACTCTGCTACACCCAATATAGCATTTACTTTAGCTGTAAGAGCATCATTACTTATGGCTTTAAGCTTAGCAGCTGTTAGAGCTAGATTATTGACAATAGTTCTAAATACCTTTGTATTAAGGGAGCTATTAGCACTATATAGAGTTTCTCTTGTTTCAAGAGCATTATCAATGTTGCCTTGTGGATTTTCAGACATAAAATCTCTTGCAATTCTCTTAGCAATATCTTCTGCTTCTATAGTTGCCTTAGCAATATCATTACCTTTGAATGAGTAGAATATCTTCTTTGCAAGACTAACAACTCTATCAGCAAGTCTTCCCCAAGGAGTAGTCTTATCTACTTCATCCATTATAGCTTGACCAACAAGATGCCCAGCAGTTTCTCTTTTACTGTTTGCACCCATAACTTTGCTACTATACTCTTCTCCAAATATTTTTTCTTGTACATCTGGAGTGAGAAGATTAGTAAGTCTTTCTACTAATGGACTATTGCCTAGGGATGCTACTGCAAAGTGACCTGCCTCTTCTGCTAATACAGGAGTAATATGCTCTCCATGAGCAACTCTAATGAGATTATACATTCCATCAGCAGCCTTCTTTGCATTTACAGTACTATATCTTCCATCTACTTTATCATCATTATTAAAGAACTCAACAGAAACTCCTGCTTTATTTAGATGATACATTAGGCGGTCTCTAAGAGTTCTATTTGCAATCTCTTGCTCAAGAGCCACCTGATTAGCCTTAGTTTTAGGAACTACTGATAGTTCATACTGATTACCTACCTTCTTAATAGTAGCCATATATTCATCATTAAATTGACTATCTCTATTAAAACTTGTAAGTTTTCCTAAGGCATCATCATACTCCATTAATCCACTACCAATATCTTTATTTAGAGTTGATAGTAACTTCTCTTGCTTAACATCTATCTTGGCAAGTTTTCTTAGTGAGTTAAATGTTATCTCACCATTTTCATCAAATTTGGCTTTATCCCTAACTTTGTCTAGGAAGTTTTTATCAGTGCCAACTCTGTAAAACTCCTTTGTCAAACCTCTATCAGAGAGGTGGTGAAGCAGGTCATTCCATAACCTGCTTTCAACCACTTCACCTTTAGAGTTTTTGACATGACCAATAATTGAACAACTATTACTCATATCTTATAAACTAACATGCTTTCATTGGATTACCATTTTCATCAAGAACCACAACACCATCTACTCTACAAGCTTGTCTAAGCTCTTCTACAGAAGCTTTCAAATCAGCTTCTTCAGTATTACTTAAAGCAGCTTTAAGAACATTTGCTGTATAAAGTTCTCCTTGATCATCTCTAATACCTGCTTTCTCATAGGCTTTACTCATTTCTTCTGCTATTTCATTTATAACAGCTTCTCTGTTAAAGCCCTCTACAGTAGACTTTCTCTCTTCAGAACTTTCTGATGTTGAACCTTCTTCAAAAGTTTCATATACTTCTGTATCTTCTACTATATCTGAAGAAATATTATCACCAAAATACTGAAGAGACTGACCTTTAGTACCAAGTTTATCTACCTTATGATATGTCATTACAGAAGTCTTTGTTTCATCAAAACTATCTGCCATATAGACAACTTGACCCTGACCAGTATTAATCTTAATCATAGGAACAAATTGTCTTGACTTAGCCATCTTATTCTCTTTTAAAATGAAGTATTTACCATTTTCTTTATCAATCTTTGACAAATCTAAGGTAAATTCATTTCTAGCAACACCAGCCTGAATAGCAAGTGGCTTGAGAATACCTAAAACAGTTTTACTCTTAGCATCTAAGCCAAATCTCTTATTGTCTAAGTGATTAAGCATATACTGTCTAGCAAATGTTTCAGCATTGATGTTAAACTTATCTTCCATTATATCATTCATAAAGTCTACATAGCTTCTATTACCATCAGCAGTTGGTACTTTAATGTTCTCTTTAACTTCAGTAGGAGCAAGATTCATAAAAGCTTTAGGGCTAAAATTAAAACCTAACTTATAGAAGTTATATAAGAACAAGTCAGTGGCAATCTGTGAAGTCTCAGGATTTCTTGCTAAGTCTGCCCAGCTTTCTCTAATTTCATCCTTCATATAAGGAGCTAATCCTCCAACACCTTGGATATTAATACTAATTTCATCAGTACTTTCACCAGTAGCAGGATTCTTAACTTCTTTAACTTCAGAAAGCATATAAGCAAAGATAGGCATAGACTTCATTTGAGGATTAGCTTCTAAGTGATTAAGCAAATCTTTTGCAAACCATTTAGTGTAATACTCTCTTGTAGTCATTAAACCATGCTGAGTTTGTTTAGGAAGAGAACCATTAAACTCACTTCTTTCTTGGTTACTTAACAAATAGACCATCATATCACTATGAATACTATTTATAGTATCAGCATCAAGACTTCCATAATTGACAAGTCCATTTAGAGTATTTCTAGCATTAACATAAGCCCTCTTATTATAAGGGAAATATTTACTTAAAATCTCTAATGCCTTTCTATTAGCATCAAACATAGCCTGCTCATAAGCAAATGGGTTACCCATCATAGTATCAAGATAATCTGAATTGCTCATAGTAGTAAGACTATTATCATCCATAATAGGAGAGTTAAGCCTATCTGTTACTTCCATCTCAACATGACTTGCATCAGTACCAACTTCACTAAGATACTTTTGAACTTTAAGCTGCTGAGCATAAAGGTCACCAAATGTAGAACCAACTGCATTAGATGCAGTAAACTTTGTTGATGTTACAAACTTGGATACATCATTAGCAACTGCTGAAATATCATTGAACAAATCAAGAACTTCAAGTTGTTCAGTAGCAAATGTATTGTTATCCATAACATTACTGCCTTTTTCTCTGAGAACTCTATCATTCAAAATATTCTTAGCAAGTTTATCCATAGAGAAATGTTCAGTATTTAGAGGCTCCTTTCTACTTCTAACAGATGCACCTTGATTCTTATACTTTTCTCTTATCTCTCTGATAGCAGTATCAATTCCTACACTATTATTAAAGCTATATTCACATACCTCCTTGATAATAGGCTGATTAAACAGCATACCAATTTCAGTAGTAGTATAACCAATTCTAGCAAGAACTGCACCTGCATCAGCAGTAAGAGTATTAAGATTCATAAAGTTAAGAACAGGGTCTTTTACAGCATCCACAGAAGCAGCTAGAAATTCAGCTATATTCAAGTCTACATCAACTCCATTAGGAGCATGAAGGAAGTCACTAAATCTACCATCACCATAGCTATGACCAGCAAACTCAATAGGCTTAGAAATCTTAAAAGACTTCATAAGACTAGCAAAAGCATGATTAGTATTTTGATTAGCAAATATACCAATAAGTTTACCTGCTACTTGATTCTGCTGATTATAAGTAATGATAGTCATAGGGTCAGAAGAGTCATAATTAGGCTCTGGGTCTTCAAAGTCCTTAGAATCAACTCTATTTATAACATAGTCTATAATAGAATTATAGGAGGATTGCTTGTCAATAGAAGACTTTGAATTTTGACTATTAGGACTTTTTGTTAAAGTAACATCTTCTGCTACATTTGAAATATTTCTGCTACCTTTAATAAACTTCTCAAATCCCTCTATATTGCCATATAATAACTCTCTCATGATTCTAGCAGACTTAGAAGCATTAGCAAAACCACCTGGAGTAGTTCTTTGCTTCATAGTCTCTGGGTCCATCAATCTTTGTTGAATAAGATTAATAAGCATATTATTTCTAGCAGCTCTAGTATTTTCAAGAGGAGACTTATTAAAGTCATACTCTTGAAAATCTATAAGCTTAGAAGTATCATCTGAGAATACAGCAGATAGTAGTGCATCAGTAGCTTCATCTGTAGATTGTTTCTTTAATGCTTTATATTCTCTTCTCATAAAGTAGAGCTTATCAACATCAAAGTCAAAACCTGCAATAGTAGTTCCTTGAGCTGGTACTTTAATAGTACCTCCTGCTGTCTTTTGACTAAACCTCTTAACTCTAAGATTAAGCATTGAATAGTCTCTCTCAGTTGGGATTCTATATGCTAGAAGACTTGTAGAACCAGGAAATCTATGCTCAAGTAATGAAATCTTCTTACCCTCAGATTCAATCATCTTAAGAGTTCCATCAGGATTACAATATTCATTGAAATCAAGATGAACTTCATTACCTTCGCTATCCTTATATGATATATCAAATGGAATCTCACATTCTGCATAAAGAATATTTCCTTTACCATCTGTTACATACTTTAAATCTCCATCTTCTTCATAGCCTTTAATACCCATTGCAGAAACCTGAACAGCAGAACCTCCTTTTATTTGCTGCTTATTCACAATCTTCTTGAACATACTGAAAGCCATAGCAGCAGCATCATGCTCCAAACCACCTTCAAACAAAGGCATAGCAAACTTACCATTATCAACAGCATAGGCTAGAACATTATCCATAGACTCTCTACTGTTATTAATAACACCTTGAATCAATTTCTCACTAAGTTTATTGGCATCTGAAATACCATCCTTAAAGCTATCAAATGATTCTAAGATGTTGGCAACTATCAATCCATTATAGAATGATACTAGGTTTCTACCATTGAGTTTAACTCTACCATGATTTCCACCAAGATTTACAGTACCATCACCACCAATATAATTCATATAATGGTAGTCATCCATATTGATATTTGCCATAATAAGCTTTCTAACCTGTGTACCAAAGAGTTGAGAGCTATTAATATGCTCAGGAACATTAGTCTGTATTCTATAATCACCATAACTTAATTGATGAACACAAGCTTTACTCAAATTTGAATGTAACTTATCTAAGCTCTTAATAGGAATAGCAAGCTTTGAAAAGTTATCATTTTTCATTTGATTTTCTCTAGTAAGTGCTTTTCCAGGTGCTACAGGTATGACATTACCATTAGAATCTATATAAAGATTTTCATCATTGGTTTCATAATCTATAGCAGTAGAACCAAATCCACCAACCTTAACAATTTTAGTAGAACCAACTAGGTCTACATTGTTATCATCCATCCAATAAGCCATATCTCTAAGCTTACTACCTTCAGGTAAAAGTTCAGGAATTAACACTGCTTCAGCATACTTATGCTGAACTGGAATAATAACTTTGTCCTTATCATTAAGAGCAAGCTTTTCATGAGTAAACATATAAGGTTTAATAGGCTGAAATACTACTGCCATAGATGCTATTTCAGCAAGTTTTTCTGGTGGAATAGATTTTCCATTATAATCAACTTTAAGCTGTTCAATAGCCTCATATACTTTCTGCATTTCTTCAGTCCATTGTCCTGCCATACCCATTACTTTTCTATATGACCTAAGAGTTCTATAGCCTTGTCCATCAGTCAAAGTATTCTTTTTGTATGCATCATATACATCAGAATCTTTTCCATGAACAGCAGCAATAGCTTCCATAAATTCATGATTTGATTGTTCTGCATTTACAGTAATATCATCAAAATAAACACATCTTTCAATACCATCCTCAGAGAATTTCTTACCATTACTATCAATAGCTGAAAGACTTAATAGAGAACCAGGAGCATGAATCTCTTTGTATCTCTTCTGAAGGTCTTTAGTGCCTTTATAGAATGAAGTATCAATAGTCATGAGTTGAAGCTGATTAATAGTAGCAAACTTAACATTGTTATAAAACTCTGCAAGTTTCTCATCTAAGTTTTCAGATGTAACATCTTCTCCTAGGTAAGTATATCTTTCAACCTCTACTTGCTTATTATTCCTATCAATCTCCTTTACCTTTACAGTTTCAAGAAGACCTAAGTTAGTTAACTGCTTCTTGAAATCTATAAGAGCATCAGATAAATATGCAGATATAGCCTTCTTAACCTCTGTTTCAGTCGGTCTATCACTAAGCATACTAGAATACTTTCCTACTGTACCATCAGATGCCTTATAATCTTTATTAAGGAATCCAAGAATACTAAAGGTATCTTCACTGTCAGAAAAGTTTTCCACTTTACTATAGTTTCTAGAATCAAGCCATTCATTAGTAGCTTTGACTAACTCTTGTCTTCTTCTTTCCTGTTCATAAGCATTATAGAGACCATCCATAATCTCTTCATTGCTGTATCTCTTAGCTCTAATATATTTGCTTACACCGCTATCACCAAGAATAAATACAGGATATAATGCAGTATCAGCTTTATTGCTAAGTTCTTTGTCACTTCTGAACTCTGTAAGCATATCAATCATGTGCTGTTTGCTAGTAAAGTTCTCAAAACTCATATCAGAGGTTCCTAAGAATCTCAGATAATCAAATTGAGCAGCAAATGTATCTTCTAAGCTTACATTAGTAGGAGTATCACAACACTTAAGCAATTCTTCAAGCCACTTATTTAATACCTTACCATTATAAGAGAAGAAAGGAGAGTCAAGATATTCATTAGCTAGGAAAGACCTAAGACCAGCTTTGTCATTTGCTTTAACATAGCTTTGAATCTTATCAAACTTATCACCCATAAAAGATGGATTTACCTGAGAGAAAAGAGTAATGTTGTTACCTTTGCTATCCTTATGTCTTACTCTAGACTCAAGTCTCAAGCCTTCTCTATTCTTGGTAATCATTTCATGTATCTTTCTGATTTTCTCCTCAAATACACCTTCTTTCCTGGAGTTCTGACCTTTAGCTCTAACCAATGACTTATATGAAATCTTTTCACCAGCTTCAAGTTTCTTCAACTGATTCTCAGATACACCATATTGAGCTAGTTCTTGGAGAGCATTAGTAAGTTTTCTAAGGTCTTTAGAATGATTCATTATCTCATCTAGAGTATCAGCATCCACTTCTACTCCAAGAGATTCTAAACTAGTTCTAAGGAACTCTCTTCTTTCAATAGAAGAGCCACCTCTAGAGTAGAACTTGCTTTGCTTTCCTCCTCCATACTGTTTTTGCTTATCAAAGATACTTCCAGTATTTTCCTTAGGCTGAGCAAGCCACTCATTTATCTGACTTAGAGTGTTCTTTAAGTTAGATACATTGACATTTCCTTTAGTATCAAATACAGAGGTCTTCTCATTAAGAGGCTTTCCAAGTATAATTCTAGACATAAAGGAACCTCCTAACAAATCTTCAACTCTATTAAGAAGTTTAGTCTTATACTTTCTAAGACCTTTCTTAGAAGCTTCCTTATCTTCAACAAGAATGGAATAAGGCTGAAAGTTCTTCTTGAAATCCCTAAAGAATTGTGTTCTAAGTTGAGGATTCTTTGTTAGAGCATCTAAAATTGGAATCATCCATACAGATTTAGCTTGTCCAGTTCTAGGATTTCTAAAAGCTCCCATCATTTGAGCTTCAGAGGTGATACCTCTAAGTAACTCCATAAGAGCTTGATGTACCTTAGTAGGGTCTAATGTCTGTACAAATCCAAGGTCATCTCTTTTAGGCTGAGCTTTTTGCATTACTCTACCATCAGCAGCAGTTACATCTACTATCTCCATAACAGGAAGACTGCTAATAAGTCTTCTTACCTGATGTCCTACAGAACCAAATGAAGATTCAAGACCATTAGATGTTTGCCAAGCTTCTCTAACAGATTCATTTGGGTCAATAAGTTGAGAGAGGTCATTATCTCCATAATTAAGTTCATCTGTCTCATCAACAAACTCCATCTTATTACCCAATTTAATTCCCTCAGTATCTCTGAGTTTCATTCTAGCAAATGCTGTTAAAGCTGACCAATTAGAAAGAACCTGATTGAACTTTGAAGCTTTCTCCATGTCACCTTTAGCTCTGAACATAGACTGCATCTGCATTATCTGATTATAGACCTTTTCAAACAGATTAAACTCTCCAACCTTTGTATCAATAATAGCTCTTCTACTAAGCTGTGGATTATTCTTCTGAATTTCATCTACAACAGCAGAAAACATAGCAGCAATCATATTTACTCTATTAAAGCGTTCTTCTGCTGTAAATGCTTTTCTTAATCTTTTATAGCTTGGAGCTAAATTAGTACCAATACTATTAATTTTAGCTTGATTTCCAATCTTAATCTCCTGTCTAAATTTAGCAAGAGTTAATGCAGCTTCATCAAGGTTAGTTGTGTCTAGAGGATTATTTTGATTAACTTCATCATACATACCTCTAAGTGTAGCAACTCTGAAGGGGTTAAACTTATCACTAGCATTACCTCTCCATCCTAATTTAGTTGCTAATACATCATCTATTCCCTTTTGTGGGATATAACAAAAATTTGCCATATAGTATAATTAAAATTTTAGTGCAAAGTTAATTAAATTTGCTCAGTTTACCAAATAAATAAGAGCAAAAGTTGATTGTTTTAAGAAAAAATAAGGGAAGAGTATAAGCTCTTCCCTTATATATTATAAATTATATGTATATGCTGTCAGGATAATATAATAAAGTTCCCATAGAGTTCTTATGAACATCTATATCAGGAAAATTACTATTAAACTCTTTAAGATTAAAGGGTCTTACAAGTAAGTGACAACCTTGTTTTGTTGGTATAATACCAGTAAGATATAACTCTTCCCTAGTATTGCAGAATGGTAATGTAGGGTCTAACTTAAAATAGTTATCAAACCATCCTAAGAGTAACTCCTTTATTTCCATATTATCAACATCTACAATCCATACAGGATTCCTTGAAGTTAATGCTCCTGCTGCACTATTAAGAGTCTTTCTTGGATTCTGAATATTACCTTCACATACTAATGAAGCAAGCTTTACTAACATAAGTTTCTGTAACTTTTCAAAGCTCTTTGGGCTTATATTAATATAGGCTCTTGCTCCATAATGCTCACAAAGAAGAATCACCTCAGGCATTATTTTCCTAAGATGCTCTTCATTCTTTATGAAGTATGTTTTAATAGCTCCTTCCTTTACTTTTTCATCCTTATGGTCTTTTGCTCTACATACTATTTGCATGTGGCAGAATACCTTTGGATTATTCTTTGGTAGTAAAGGAGCTATTAGTTCTAGATTATTGATTATCATAACCAAGTTCTTTAAATCTTTTCTGTAATGGAATAGCAATCTCTCTTGCCATAGGATGAGCATCATTAGCACATCTTCTGTAAAAGAAGTTCTCCCAAGCATCTTTAAATCCACATGAAATCAGTTCTGACTTAACTGATAGAGGGAGCACATCTCTTGCCTGTTGAGGAGTCCAACCAAGTTTTAATAAAGATAAATAAGAATTTTGAGCATTTTGTAGTGCATCCATAAATATTATTTCATCTTCATTAATTTCAAATGGAGGATAATTCTGTTCAGACCCTTCTTTAAGAGAATTACACCAATTTGGAATAACAAAAGTTACTTGGTTATCAAATTTATCCTTAGAATAATTACAGTATCTAGTACTTTCAGCAAGATGACTTAAACTTACATGAGTTCTAAATTCATCCATTACTCCTCTAGAAAGAACCATGTGAACTGTATATCTACTAGGATAATAACAATTGTCCTGCTCTGTAAAATACTCAGCTATATAAGGGCACTTCTTTATAATTTGAAGATAATGTCTATAGTTAGTTGTTATATAGGTATACTCTGGAAGTTTCTTGTACTTAATCCATGCAGGATTATATAATTTATAATCTACTAGGTCTTGCAAAAACTTATCAAATAGCATTCCAGAGCTTATCTTAAGATGTACAGTACCAAACTCAAGTGGTCTAGCATGGTCTCTCTTCACAAGCATATTTACAAACTTCTCATAGGAATCATCTGTAATTCTATCTTCAGATTTGTAGCATACTCTGCCACATCTTTCAATAAACTTCTTAATGCCTATAAGACTAAAATCCTTCTGTTCAAGAATCTCAAAACTTTGTTTAATTAGCTTCATATTCCTTAATCTTACTGTTAATAACCTCTGACTTTACAATGCCATGCCAAGTCTCTACTACTTCTTCTTTGTTATTAAGAAGTAGAATAGTAGGAAGACTTTTAACATTATACTTGTCAGCTACTTCAGGATTCTCCATTACATTAATGTCCTTAACAGGAGCATCAATAGGATGGTCCTTAAACTCCTTTGCTACAACTTTACATTGTCCACAGCAAGGAGAATAAAACTTCATTACTTTCATTTTCTGTAACTATCTAGTTGTTTATTTAAAGCATCCATTAGTGCCTGAAAACACTTGCTTACTTCAGGATTTACAACCTTTGCTTCTATAGTCAGAGCACTATTGTTATAGGTCATTTTCATATCAGCAATAGGCTTAGCAAAGTGTTTATAGATTACATTAAATTTCTCTTTATTACTCATATTATAATTGATTTAAGCATCTCATTTCTAAAGTAAGATAGTTGCTCTATAGTAAGATTATTTATCCATTCTACTGCATACTTTCTATACTTAGGATGATTGCTTTTATTAAATCTTATCAATAAATATTCATCTAAAGTCATATTAAAAAGATTCTATATAATCGGCATTTGGAAATGTCATATAAACATCATCCCAAGCTGCATCTCTTTCATGCTCATCATTCTCATCATAATGGTTACTATAGGATTCCCTATGTCCATCTTTAAAGTGAATTATAAATGTCATATCATTCCTCCAAATTTACTTCAAAATCATCTTCAACCCAATCATTAAACTCTCCTACACTATTAGGGAGAGTTACTTGGTCCCTAACTGCTTGCTTTAAGTCACACTCAGAATAATCATAGCTAATACCATGATAACCATCTTCATCAGAGTCCTCTTCAGCAATATAGTCAGTAACCTCTACCTCTACTGTCTTACTTAGTGTTATAGATACAATGACCTCAATCTTTCTTGGTTCAGGGTCTACTTGGTTCCAAGGTGCATCTGGAATATCTGCACCCATAGGATAATCATAATTATTCATTTTCTTCGCCTTTTAATGTTTACATCTAAGTTATTTTCTTTAATAAGTCTATGAGCTATAACACTTTCTAGTTTATGAGGGATAGAGATATGTCTTCCCTTATCATTAACATATATAGCATGGTCACCACTATGTCTACTATAAGAGAATCCATTCTTCTCTACTACCCTTATAAACTCTAATTGTGTGTATTGCTTCATTTATACTTAGGATTATCAGGCTGCTCAGGATTTGGATTATCTCCATACACAGCCTTAAATTTTTCAAAATCACAGTACTTTATCTTGGTAATAACTCTCTCTCCATTTCTAAACCTAAGACCACAGGTAGTTCTAAGAACTAAGCCCTCTGCATTAAGGTCTTTATCTTCAGAAATCTTAGACTTAAAGCCTTTCTTAACAAACTCTACAGCCTGTGGAATAGTCATATAGCCAATAAGAGGAACCATAGGTACATTACATTTCTTAGCAATATCTTCACAATCTTCTCTTTTAAGCCACCAGTCATTAATCTTGACATCAAAAAGAATGAAATCTACATCCTTGCTTATATACTTTCCACCACACTTTTGAATACCTGCACCATAGCCTTCACCATATATACATACAGTATCTTCAGGTGTCAATGCAGGAAATACTTTAGCCCAATCTACCTTGAAGAAAATACTTTCAAGCTTCTTAACAAGCTTACTAGGAAGCTCTGCTCTATTAGTTCGACCCTTGATAGTCACACCATAAAGCCAAGGTTCTTCACCTTCTCCTGCTACCATAGTTACATAGATTCTGATGTTAGTGCCATCAATCTTCTCTGTACATTCCCAAAGGCAATCCTTTAAATAACTGAACTCTTCACAAGTATACTGTGAGGGAATAATAACATTCTTACCATCCCTCTTGAATAATGTATTAATTTTCTGATATTCCATCTTCTTTTATTTTAATTAACCTATCTGGATAAATGTAATCTGTCCATACATTATTTGAAGTTCTAACAACAACAACTTTCTTTGCACATAGCTTCTTTACTCTATACAATTCTACATTGTTGCTATAAGCATAGCCAATAACTAAGTCACCAACATGAAGTTGATGACCTAGTTTATCTTTGACTACTCTATGTAATTCTTCATATTCCTTCCTTGTCATTTTCTATTCTATTTATTTCATCATTGAGATAAAAGACAGCTTTCTTTAAGTCTTCTATTCTCTTTTGTTTATCACTCATTCCTTCTTCAGACTTATGACCTGACCTAAGAACATATTTAATTACATTTCCTAGATTGAAGTTCATGTGTCTAGTAATGTCAATGACCTCTATACCACATAACTTTTTAAGCCAAGTGTAATGAGAAGGATGATTTACTCTATCTGAATTTTTATCACTCATTTCTATAAAATTAATGTCTCCAACAATTATCTACTTCTGGAACAGCAGGAATAGGTAATTTATGATAATACTTTGCTGCTGCTTCTTGCATTATTTTAGATACTATCTGAGGGTAAGTATCCTTTAATTCTTCAGGAAATTCAGTATTACACTCATCATGAGTAAAATTACAAAATAGTATTTTTCCCCAGTAGCCATTATCTATTACCCATTTATATAAAGTAATCATAGCTTCTTTTAATACTACAGCTCCTCCACCTTGTGTAGGTAAGTTTAAGCTCATTCTATCACACCACTTAGATTTAGCTTGAAAATGAATTTTTACTTCCTTACAAACTTCATCATTAGTTCCCTTATGATATTTTTTATAATCTTCCCAAAACTTAGAAGTATAACTATTCTGAACTTCCTTCCAATATTTCCAATCATACCAATATCCTCTATGTCCTGTCTGAGGAAGAATATCTACATATCCATTGTTTAGCACAAATTTAGAGACTTTTGCTTTGAAAGCTTTTAATCCTGTCATACCATTTAATAGATTAATAACAAGTTGTCTAGCTTCTTCCACAGGAATCTTTAATTGTGGAGCTACAGCAGTACCATCAGAACCAAATTGAACTGCAAACTCTATAGACTTAACTTTATTTCTAAGGTCAGGTCTTTTTGCTTTTACATCTTTTGTATCAATTCCTTCTAGTTCTTTTGCAAACACTGCTTTAGCATAAGCTGCATGAGTATCACCACTACCATATAGAAATTCATCAAGAAGTTTATGTTCATTATATACATCAGCTCCTATTCTAGCTTCCATAGCACTATAATCACAGGAACAGAATAAATTTCCTTTTTCTGCAACAAAACAAGCTCTGGTTTCCTTATCATGAGGTAGCTGTTGCATATTAGGATAAGTACATCCTTTTCCTTCTTTCTTTTGTTTAGCACTAGGATTAATAGGAAGTCCTTTTAACTTTGCTAAGTCAGTATTAATTTGGTCACTTCCTGAAGACATTCTACCTGATATAGTACCAATAGCTCTATAAACTGTGTGTATTCTTCCTGTATTAGGATTAATAGCATTAAGATGCCCTTGACCAAATGAAGTAACTACCTTGTAACTGCCACTATATCCAGGAAAATAATTATCATCACCCTCTTCTCCTTCTCCAAAATACAGTCTAAGAAATTCATCATTTATACCTTTTTGACTTTTAAGTTGCTTCTCCATTGCACTATCCTTTTCTTTTCCTGTCTTTTTGTCAATAACAAGAGTATTAAATCCAAGTATTTTAGCTACTGTGATGACTTGAGGACTTGATGACCAGTTAATTCTTACTTGAGGAACTCCTAAATCTTTATTAAATTCTTCAAATAAAGATGGTTGATTATTGACATAAATAAATTGTTTTAGTTTCTTATTTCCTTTATTATAAGCTTCTAAGAGAAATTTATTCAATGCCTCTTCTGATTGAGATAATTTTATTTTATCTTTCCTCATTTTTTCTCTCCATCTAGATTCATCAAGTTTAATTCCACACCATTCCAAGTAAGCTATAACAGGTGTAAAGTCACACTCTATTTTAGCACCTTTTATGGCATTAGGAATCTTTCTTAAATCATTAAGCTGTGACCTCATTATTTTCTCTAGATACTTAACATCATTAGCAGCATATATTATAACATCTGTATCTAGACCTCTCCAAATAATCTGACCTCTAATCTCTTTATCAATATAAATACCTAACCTTTTGTATGCTATTGCATCAAGAGCAAAACTAAGAGTATAAGTTACTTTACCAGTTTTTTCATTTGTATTCTTATGATATGGGAAATTATAACCTTCTCGCTTATATTCTTCTTCACTTACAGTTAATCCACTAGGATACCCTAAGTAAAGAAACTGTTCCACTATCATAGTATCATATATTCTAGTAGGATGAATATTGAAATTATACAGAAATTGTAAATCAAATTTACCATTTTGAAGAATAAGGTATTTAGATTCTAGAACTTCTTTAAACAGCTTTAAAGATATTGTACTTGTATCTACTACTATTTGACAATCTAATAAATCATTACCAAACTGTATACATAATACTTCATTTATATGAGCATCCCTACCATTAGTCTCAGTATCTACTTGAATTATGGGCATATCCCATAATAAAGATAAACATTTGTCTATACTTATTATAGAATATGCCTCATTTTCAAATAAATATTTCTGACCAGTTACTAAGTAAATCATGTTTCAATTTCTATTATGTAACTACCATCAGACATACTAATAGATTTAACTATACCAATTGGAAGCTTATCTTTTAAAGAAATTATAGGACCTCCACTAATATCAATGAAAGTATATTTATCTTCCACTCCATCAATAATTCCTAATCTTACATAAGAAGGCTTATGTACTAACTTATACTTAGTATCTTCAATCTTCTCAAGATATACTTCCTCATTATATCTATTAGGTAGCTTTATTTTGTTCTCTTGCATTTTCTCTTAGAATAAGCTACAAGTTCTTTGAAATCCATAACATAGTCATATCTACTAAGGAAATCTCCACCAAGAACTCCATGTATTTCAATGTTAAAATCCTTCTTTATAGCTTCTAATTGCTGAGCAAGCTGTTCTGTAACTATAAAATCAGAATCATAGAACTCTTTATTATATTCTAACTTAAGAATACAATGCTTATTATTGTTTAGCATGCCACCTGCACCTACAGTTTGAACATCCTCTCCAATATTCTCTAATTTTCCTCCTATATAGTTTACTGCTTCTGGACTTATATGAGAATATGAACTTCCTGAATCAAGCAGGAAATGCAATTTCTTCTCATTACAAACAAAGGTTATAATGGGAATGTTAAGTAAGTCCATAGTCTCCTTAAATGAAATCTTCCTATAATTTTCATGGTTTTCAACCATATTTATGAAGATTGCAATAAGGATAATTAGCAGAAATATAATTATCAGCTTAAATATCATTACTTAACTCCTGTTTTTCCATGACCTCCTCTATCTGCATTACCAAGCTTATCAACCCATTTGAACTCAACTTTACTAGAGAAAAGCCACTTAAGTTTCTGCCAAAATGTAGCAAACTGATTAGGTACAATTTCAAATTGACAAATTCTATCTCCCTTATGAATAGTAATATCATCTATTGAATAACAATAGAATCCCCACTCATCATTATCCCCACAATACTTACCATCAATAAAGCCAGATGAAGCCATTACAAGTCTCAACTTCTTAGTGGTAGAACTCCTCTGCTTTATCTTTGCACTAAAGCCCTTAGGCAACTGCATTGCAATACCAAGCTTAATCAACTTCTCATCAAACTTGACCTTTCTCTTCTTGATACCATCTTTCTGTCTAAGAATATCTGCCATAGGAGCTTCAAATGTATAGTCTTCTGCTGCTCTAAGGTCAATACAATCACCATCTGGGTTAATAAAGGGAGCCTCATTATTTGTATAAAGTCCCTTTACAAGTTCTTTTACTTTAATTTTCATTTTACTTTAATTTTCATTTTACTTTATTTTATACAGAAAAAGGTAGCATTTCTGCTACCTTTTATATTATCTCCAAAATTTTGCTGTTATGTCTTTCTTAAAAACTTTACCTTGTATAACATTTATTTCAAATATTACTTGATTAGTTGTTCTACAATTAAGGGGTCCCTTATCTTTAATATAAGGACCAAGCTTAATATAGTTAAAGTTTTCAAGTTCTATCTCTTTACTTAATTCCTGCCTTCCACTATACCATGCTACCCTAAGCTCTGGATAATACTCCTTTATATCCTGTGCAATATCATCTACTTCACTTGGATTAGCATCACCTCCCATTATACAAACACAAGAGATACCTCTACTAGAGTCTATCAAATCAGTTAAGTGTTGTAAATCAAGAGGCTCTCCTATATCATCTGCAAGATAAGGAGAATGACATCCTTCACAATGACAAGGACAATTACTTATATTGATGGCAAGAGTTATCTCATCAGGAATTTCAGCAAAGACTACTTTGCTATCCACATACTTTAGCATATATCTTTTAGTTTAGAATAGACTCTCTTTCCAGCTTCAATAAACCTATCAATACCAAATGCCTTAATAGGTCTCAAATAACCTATTACTCTAGTATACCAAGTAATGTTATGACTATGACATTTAGGACATTCTGTTATAGGATGCTTTGTAATGTAACCACAATCTTCACACTTGCTATTTGGTATATTAAAGGTAAAGTAATTAGTACCTTCTTTGACTGCAAATTCAAGCAACTTAAGATATTGCTTTTTGCTTAAATGGTCTTCAAGATTAATATGACAAGCTGAACCTCCATCACAATACTGTGATGTCTGCCTTCCATGCAGAATCATCTTATCTAGTACTGAAGTATCATCATGGGCATCAAAGAAATATGAGTTATAAAGATTTTCATCTTCAGGAACCCAATAGCCATCCTTCTTATCCCATCTATAATTCTTACCACCAAGAGATTCAGCAGGAACTACCTCAGAATTAAACAAGAAAGGTCTCTTACTATCATGTATAGAGTGCTTCTTATTTTCTTCCTTAATAGTGCCAAGAATCAACTGCAAGAACTTAATATATTCAGAATTATTAGATACCTTAAGACCTAAGAACTTAGCAGCCTCATTCAAGCCATTGATACCAATAGTACTATACAACTTGTTCATGTGTATATAGCCACCATTACAAGCTGCAAACATACCTTTCTCTTCTTGTTCATAGAGCATTGTCTTGAATGCAATATGATACTTATAAACTCTCTCAAGAATATTTATGAGATACTTTTTGAAATTTACAATGTTCTCATTTAAATATGGTCTCCATTCATCACTCATTAGTTCTTCATTAGATATTCTTGAAGGGTTTTCACAGCAATACCATCTAGCCCAATCTTGTAATATTCTATTGATATTAAGAGTAATTACATTACAAGAACCAGTCATAACACCAGTAAGACCTGATGTAGGATTAAAGGTATTCTCTGCAAGTTCATTTCTCAGTCTACAGCATGATGCAAGACTATCAGCACTATCTGATATATAGGTAAAGAAGCTATGACCTTCTGCATACATTTCTGCACAGAAGTCTTTATATTCCTTATCTATAATATCTTTGCCATCATGTACCATTGCTAATGTTTCAACAGGGAAGGTCAGAATCTGCTTGGTTCTAAGTTTATTGAAGAACTTCATAAACATCTTCTGAAGAACATTAATTGCAGCCCATTCAGGCTTAGTTCCATCAGGATAATAAAATTCTCCAAATAATGAACTAAAGTATGTATGGTCATAGTAAGAGACATTTGTAAATGGACTTTGATATGACCTATTACCAGCAGGTTGATTAATGCCATAGATAAACTGCTTGAAAGCTTTTTCTATGAAATCTCTGACTGTTCTTTGAACCCTACAATGAGAATTTGTTACAACACAGTCAAGCTTTTCATACCACTTATCTCCAAACTCTGCAATAATATAATAGTTGAGAGCAATGAAGTATTCTCCAAAGGCTACTGCACCTTTACATTGAGAAGAAAGTAAGAAGGTAAGATTAGTTATTTGTCCACTAAATGATTGCAGGTCATTAGGAGGAGTTGGTGTCACACCATCTATATTACCTACACCTTCTGTCATAAGTGGATAAAGAGTATCTGCTTGACAATAGAATTTCAAAGTAGGTACACTAGCTTCATCATGTGTATAAATGATATGATGATTTAAGTCCTCCTCATATTGCTTTGCAACCTCTGGATAAAGTACATTAAGCTTGTCCTTCATCCTTTGTCTCTGAATAATTCTATTCTTTGTTTTATAAACTTCTCCATCAAGATTGGCAACATTCTTCTGGGTTACATTAGCATTAGGGTCAGTCTCTGAAGAACTAGCAGCATTATCATCAGAATCTGCATAGTTAGACATATAATCAATCCTTTCTCTAATAAATCTAGACTCTTCATGCTTATTTCTATAAATAATATAAGCCTTTGCTACATCATAAGGTGCTAAATCCATAAGAATCTTCTCTACTTCTGTCTGTACAGTATCAACTCCTACTGTACTAGCCCCTACATGATAAGAAGGAATATAGGCTAATTCCTTCAAAACTTCTTCATCAGGCTCTTTACCTTGAGAAGCATAAGCCTTCTTGACAGAATTGATTATTTTATTCAAATCAAACTCTTCAAGTTGGCTTGCTTTATCTTTCTTTGTCCTTTTTAATACTTTCATATTTTATTAATCCAATCTTCAAGTTGATTAGGACTTACCTTACTTATACCATCTGGAACAGTAGGTTTATCCTTTAGGTAATGCGACAGTTCCTCACCTATTGTAAATGGGTCTCTAAGGACTATCTGTCCATTCTTACCAAATGTCAAGTCTCCCTTAGCTTCAGTTGACTTAAAGTTCCATACAAGTGGAGTTAAAGTTCTCTTATTAGCTACTATGAACTTATAAGGGGCTAATTTGAAATCCTTAAAATAAGGGTCTCTATCCATGTTATCTCTGATTATCCTCCAATATAGTCTAGCTTGAATAGCATAATGCCACTCTAAGAAGCTCTTATAGAAATCCCACTCTGTTTTAGAACTAGTCTTTAAATCTACAGGGACAACTAATTTCTTATCATGAAATACAATTATCTCATCAGCCATACATCTGTAGTCAATACCATTGAAAGTTGCTTTGAACTTTAACTGATAAAACCTTTGTATACTATCATCAAACATATTGTCTGGCTCAAAGTAGAATTTGGTTGCATCAGAAGTCTTAAGCTTATCTACAGTATTTTGAACATCATTATAAGTCTGAGTACTGATAATTTTCTTTCCATCAGCTAAATATAATAGACCGTAGTACCCAGCACAGTCTTCTTTAATCTTCTTAGCTCTTGTCTTGGGTAACCAATGATTATTCCACTGTATATCTTCGATAGATGTTATAATATCATCATCAGGAATATCCTTTAGTGCATGATATTTATCCTTGAAGTCATTAAACAGCTTCTTAACAATGGTAACAAGAGTATCTGAAAGACTATTGTCAAGCTCTGCTACCATAAATAATTGATTAAACTCTTCCTCATTACCAGTAATAAGAGTATCAACACAAGAGCCAAAAACAAGAGAAGGAGTATCTATACTATCAAATAGTTTGTCTAGGTTATTAAATCCTTCTCTTTCATAGCGTGCTAAAGTACTATATGACAAGGCAGGGTCTGCTCTATAAGTAGGCTCATCTACCTGCCAAGATATGTCTCTTAAGCTTTTTCTTTCCATTAAAATTCCTCTTCTAAGTTATTAGAAATATCAGATAAATCCAAGTAAGAGGTATACTCTCTTACATCAAGAGTTAGCTGCTCTAACTGACCTCTATCCACATTTAACCACTTATCTTTATGTACATCTTTGTAATCATCCCTCTTCTTCATAATAAGACAAGATTCTACTATTTCAAGAAGATTCTCAAATTGTCTATTCCTTAGGAACTGATTACATAGCTCTACATCTTTAGGTGGTAGACATTGTAGATTCTGTTGAATCCTTTGATAAAGTTGGTTCATACTCCTTGATTATTTCTATGGCTTGAAGTAGCTGTTTCTTAGTGTATATCTCGAAGTATATTGAATGTTGTTTGGTTTTAATAAACCAATCATCTAGGTACTTTCTAAACAGTTTCTTCTTTATATAGAAGACATCATTTTCTATACCTTTAGCTTCAATATATACATCTAATTTACCATACCTAAAGTAGAAGTCTGGTGTATATCTAATACCAACAATCTTACCTGTCTTTAATACCAACACTCTATTCTTTACAGTGTCACCACCTTCAATTCTCTTAGCCTGCTGAGTATCTGTTTCTTTATCATAGAATGGAGTTAATGGTATGAATCCACTCCATAATTCATAGGTTCTAGGCTCATATTGTGGATTAAATCCCTGCTCTACAAGAGTATTATAAACACTCTTTTCAAGCTGGGATTTAAAGGTCAGATTGCCAGACTTGCACTCTGTGGCATTTCTGATTTTCTTATTACTTTTAGGCATTACTGAAAATTGACTTAAGATGCTCTCTGATAAGACTGCAAGCAATCTTAGCATCCTCAATACTTCTGAAGGCAGGAAATGCCCTATAATTCTTTACAGTCTTCTTGTTGATTTCATGAATCCTTCCATCCTGAGGAGAGATAACATAAATCTTCTCACTCTTATTGATGTGGTCATCATATTTCTTATCAAGCTCAATGGCAATCTCTCTCAACACCATCTGGGTTGCAGCCCAAGGATTAGCAAGGTGAAGAGTAGCAAGGATATTCAAAAGTTTCTCCTCCTTCCAATTAGTTTTCTTAGCAAGGCTCTTGATAGCATCATTCCAAATCTTATTGATACCATTCTCCTCTACTACATTTACTTTACCATCCTTAATAAGCTTACCCATAAGCTCCTTGGTAACAACAGCAACTCTCTGAACTCTTGCTACACTAAGAGGAGTATTTACATCTTCTATAATAAGGATTCTGTCACCAAACTTAATCTCTTTGCCATTATCGGCTAAAATAAACTTCTTCATTTTTTCTTTGTATTTAATTAAAACTTTTCTTCTTTAAACCACTCTATCCTTTCTCCATAAAGGTCATAGAGTATTTTATTTATATCCTTCCATATATGATAAGGCATCTTTTTATTTGTCCTTGCAAAGTATGCAGGATGTTCAATCTTGAGCACATAATTGTTCTTACTGATATAAGGCTCTAATATCTGAGCTTGGCTACCAAATAAAACATAGATAATTCCTGGATTAATCATTGACATCTGCTTTAAGAAAGCAATCATAAAGGGTCTCCATTTCATCATGTGAACACCTATCTTACCAACCTCTGTAGTCAATGCTGAATTAATCATAAGAATACCTTGTTTAGCCCAACTCTCTAAAGTGGGGTCAAAGGTAATCAAATTATGTGGAATCTCAAAATTTATAACTGATTCTTTTATTATTTGTAAGGAAGAAGATAATTTATTTTCTGGAGTATCAGATGAATTACCAAATAGAACTCCCTGAGCCACACCTCTTTGAGGGTATGGGTCTTGTCCTATAAAGACAACTCTACAATTATTATAAGGACAAAGCTTGAATGCCTTAAATACATCTTTTATTGATGGGCATAGAGTAGATTGATTAATATTTCTTAACCAACCCATTATCTTCATAGTTTCATTTCTATCTAGTACTTTCATCCAATCTCCAAAATATTCATCTATTGTCATAGTTCTCTACATACAATACACTCCTTGGCAATCTCAAGAAGCTTATCCTGTATGCTCTCAACTGTAATTCCAGGTATCTCAGGAATGTTAATCTTATAAGTAGAATCTTCCTTTGTTCCCATAGTACCTTCATAGATTACCTTAGTAACATAACTACAGTCAAAACCATCTTCTACATCCAATGGAATAACATTTGATGTTTCATCATAATGTATAATATCCATAGGAAGATAAGCACAAGTTCTAAGCTTTCCATAATTATCATAAGGAGGAACAGCAACTACATCAGCAGGATTAATAAGACAAGCTAATCCAGTATCACCATAGTAATTCTTCTTCAGCCATCCCCTACCTCCAATATGAAGTCCTGTACTACAAGTATTCTCTTGTACAGTATCACACTTATCTCTGTCCATAGTAACCATCTCACCAATTCTAATCTTGAAAGTGTGAGAATGATGGTCAGTAAATACATTTTCCTCCTCTGTTTTATCTACATTTCTGTAGCCAACAAAGAAACCACACCTTGAGATAGTCATACCATACTTCTGCAAGAACCAAAATAGATTCTTTCTACATCTTTCATCGGGATTAAGTGACATAAGAGTCCAGAAGTTTCTATAAGTAGAAATCTTCAGCTCATTATGCTCTTCCTTGGCCTTTATAATAGCTTTTGCAAGCTCTTCAGGCACAGAAAGACAAGACACTTCTTCCCAATAAACAACATTACCTCTCATACTGAGGAGTTTAGACTTTTGTATCTTCTCAATTAGAGTCAAAGCATTGTTATGTGACTCTATGCTCTTTTGATATTCTGGGCATAGAAGCTTTAATACTTCTTCATCTGTTTGAGCTTCAACAACCTTCTTGAACTCATCTTCAGTAACTTCTTTCTCTATAACTTCTCCATTTTCAAGAAAGACAGTGACTTTGTTGTCAATTTTAATTACTTTCTGCATAATACTCTTAAAAGTTTGTTGTTCTTTACTTTGTTATATATTTTAGGGTTAACCCTATAAGCTTTACTTCTAACTATAACTGCTGCCATAAGTAAACCTTTCAATGGTTCCTCTCCATCAATCTTAAGTTCAACTTCCTTACTAAGATTATTGTATATCTCAATATGGTCCTTAAACTTTTCACACATTGATTTAACATAAGGGTCTATCTTTGTGCATTTACTTGCAACTTCCATGTAAGTTCTGTTTCCACTATACTTATAATAGAAGTTAATTATGTCTTTGAACTTACTCTTTAATGGAGGAGGAACAGTGTTTAACATTTCAAAGCTATCATAATTAGTTGGCATACTTACATCCTTGAAAGACTCAATTATGGTATGAAGCTTAACTATAGTAGGGTCTTCTTTTAATACCCAGTCTTTATTAACCAAGAATGTTGGCTTAAGCTCATGAAAAGCATCTATTATCTCTTTTCTAGCTCTAATAAATACAAATCCTCTAGCTTCTGCAATACTATACCAACTATATGATTCCTTCATATCAGCAAGTATGACACCTTTCTTCAGACTCTTTATATACTTTATACAGCAATCAATGTCCTTAAAGTATCTTCTTTCTCTATACTCAGGACTTTTCTGAATGTGCAATATAAAGTCTTTAATCTTAACTACAGGTATCTTATTGGACTTTAATTCTTCTTTATAAGCTAAAAACTCAGCATTTGTATCTAAGTTTATAATTTTTACTTTAGACATAATGTAATCATACATATAGTCTATAAGTATATCCTTAGATGGATAAAACTTCAAGTTTATGATATTAGCTTCTATATAACTTGTAAACTGAGTCTTATCAAAGCTTGTAATTATAGTATATTTGTCATAGTTCTCTTGTAGCCAAGACTTAGCTGCTGCTGTTAATCTAGGACTGTCAATTAAAATAATTGAAGCTTCTCCCATCTTTGTTCTATCTTGTGCATTAAATGGAATCTTGTTTTGATAGAATCTATCATTATAGAATAGTCCCTTAAAATTAGGGAGTTCCATACCAAAGAAAGAACTAAGAAAGTTCTTACAATCTCTGAGAATTGTAGAACCCTTGAATGTTAGAGTACTAGAATCAACAATAGAGCAATAGCCTTTTACTCCATAATAAGAATATACTCTGATAGGATAATAGGAATCATCCAAGGGATTATAACATATCTTGTTTGATGTTACTTTATAGTATTCATAAAGATTGTCATAGTCTTTACTGAATTTATTGCTTATCATAGCATCCAGTTCATCCTTAGCTGCTTTGATTCTGTCTTCTATTTTGCTTATTGTATCACTTGAATAAATAATACTTTCTCTATTAGGAGTAATACTTATTTCTCCAACATTAAACTTGATTACAATTCCTGAAGATTCTATATTATTCAAGAAATCCTTTGATGCAGCAGACAAGAGCCTAGTATTACAAGGATAGAGTACATTACCTAAAAGAATCTTAGTGTCTATAGACTCTGAAGCTACAGCGAAGTTATTGAATCTTTTAAGTTTAGTGTTATTTACTTTATTATCAATACCATCAACATAAACATTAGGAAAGAAAACTATATACTTTAAAGCTTTCTTATATGGGTCTATATTAGATATGTTCTTGATAGTTACTTCAACACCATTCTTTTCTTCTGTTGGCTTCTCCATTACTAAGTTAGTGGTAATTGTATTTCCACTCTTAACCATAACATAGAGAAATGCTGTACCTTCATAGTAAGAAGTTATATATACTGTATTAGTACAAGCTAAACTTGAGTACTTTCCAATACCAAAACCTCCAATGAACTCATTACTTTCTCTCTTAGTACTACTTCCAATATTGCAATAGACTTCTTGGAATCTCTCTGGGCTAAGACCTGTACCAAAATCTCTAATAGTTACTTCCCAACCATTATTACCTCTCTTAAATCTGACAATAACAGGGGTATCTGTAGTTCCTGCTTCTACATGACTATCCCAAGCATTACTAACAATCTCTCTAATGAATGATTGCTCTGGGTCAGAATATAAGTTAGATGATAACAATGTGGTAATAAACTCAAGATTCTTTGGGTCTATTGAGGTCTTAAATTCTCGGATGTCTCCTAAAACTTTTATATTACCTTTATCTGCATTTATTATCATATCTTAGTGAAATAAAAAAGGTGAGTAGGACTTAAATCCCACTCACCTAGTACTTTGTTAAGAGTTGATATATGCAACTTCTGAGCCAAGAAGAATATGTTTCTTCTTCAAGACTTCAATGAGCTTATCACACTTACAGCCTTTACCACAACCACTCTTTACTCCTCCTGTAGTTGGAGCCTCAGCTGTGTGCTTTGCAATAATAGCTTCAAGCTCTGTGTTGCCTACTCTAGTATAGTTATCACCATACTTCTTTTTAATCTCCTCTTGAAGGTTAAGCTCCTTAACCTTTGCATAAAGTTCTTTTCTACTCATTTGAATAAACTTAAAATTGTTTGTTTGAACTGTTCCTTATTACCTAGAACCTTATATAGGTCACTGATGTCCTTACCACCTTTGAATTGAGGAATTACTACATTAATGAAACCTGTTTTATTGGCTAAATGAACTCCATCCTTTAAGCCAGCTTTATCATTATCAAGACAGATGTAGATTTTGTTAAATCTTCTTTTTAGTTCATTAATAGCAGTATCACTCATTCCATAGCCCTCACCTTGAATAGCTAATGATGGAATACCTGTATTAGCCCATAGACATAAAGCATCTTTCAAGGAGGAACATATACATATTTTATCTCCTTCCTTAGGTACTTTTGTCCATAGACTAATAACAGACCTATCATGTCTATTTGACCATTTGAAACCATTCTTATTAAATGGTTGATATATTTTCAATGTAGTTCTTCCTTCCTTAAACTCTACATAAGCATAAGCATATTTGTCAGCTCCAAAAGCATAGCTCTTGTTGTCCTTGATAACTATCTTATGTGATATAGGATATACATCTGCATATTTCAACCATTTTAATGATATTCCATAAGAACCCCAGTACTCTAAGTCATAATCTCGCCATTCTCTTACCTTGCATTGTAGGTCAATCTGAGTATTTATCTTACAATGTCTTGTCTCAAAACTACCAACACCAATCTTAGTACCATAGGACTTATCACCTAAATCATTGTATACTCTAGCAGCTGCTTCAGCAACACTACAGTCCCACATTTTAGTTAATAAAGTCCATATAGTACCTGACTCTCCAGTACTGAAATCTCTATAATTAACTTCAGTACCTTTAGGACAGTATAAAGCAAAAGAAGGCTTAGTATCTTGCCTTAGTGGACTATGTATTAAGCTAGGAATAGACTTAATATTTAGGTAGTAAGCAGCAATATCAGCTTGAGTTAAGTTACTCAAGTTTAAATAAGGTTCTTTTGATTTGCTGCCTTTACCTATCATAGTTTACTATGCAAATGGGTCAGTTGCATCCTCTGAAAGACCATCAAATGGCATATCACCTGATGGTGCAGCCTCAGGAGCAGCAGAGAAGTTAGTAGGAATTACAGAATACTCATGCACTGTCTCAGCAGAATACTCTGTGTTAAGTACCTTATTGTTCTCAGCAGCATAAGATGCATCTGCCTGCAACATCTTGTCAAGGCTGTTATAGTTTGTAGAGGCATTGCTCATAAACTTCTTAGTATATACAGACTGGAATAGCTTACCAGAGTTTGCATCTGTTCTTACACCAAGACAAACCTTTACCTTATTGTTAGGCTGGAATCCAAGAATCTCCTTAATCTCTGAGAAATCACCCTTGAAGAGCTTCTCAAATGATTCTACTTCAAGCCTACACTCACAATCCTCAGGATTAACACTATTGTCAGGGACCATGCACTTTTCATCATTGTCCCACTTGGTGATATTAGGAATACATAGGAATGCCTTGATGAAAGCAGTGAGGTCTTCCTCACCAACAAAGGCAATTCTATAATCATTGCTAATGTCAGCCTTCTTACCATTGCTGTATGTAGGAATCTCCTTGGCAGAAATCTCTGCTTCTGTTGCCCAAGCAAATCTACCATACTTATCTACCACCTGATACTTACCAGACTTAGCACCAAACTGCTTCTGATTAGTAACAAAGAGAGGCATGGTTACAAGAGGCATCTCAAAGCCAATCTTCTTCACATCAGGCTGCATTACTATACTGATTCTTACATTCTTATAGGAGTTGCCCTCAGCATCCTCTTTATCCTGTACATAAACAGGAGCTTCCTCCAAGGTAGTGTTAAAGAGCTTCTCATGCTCTGTCTTGTTAGGATTTACTGCCTTAACAAACACTGGACAAACACCAATGTATCTCTTAAACTCTTGAGCCTCCTTTGAGGCATTTCCTTTACTAATTGCCATAATTTATATTCTATTTAGTTGTTTATTATTAGAGTGTTTCTGCTGCTTCTGTTGCCTTCTCACTTGGCTCTTCATCATTTGCTATAGTCTCCTCAGTGTCAACAGGAGCTTCTTCCTCAGTTACAGGAGGAACAATAGTATCATGATAAATAAACTCAAATGTGACCTTCTTGATGATGTTACCATTCTTATCTACTTGGTCAGTAGGAGTCACTACTTTCTTGATAATGTCCTCTGTATGATAACCAGTCATAGCTACAGTAGGAGCATCAGTAAGTTCAATCTGCTGATTAATAACTGCTAATTCCTCCTCAATCTTAGCCTTCTTCTCTTCCAACTTGTTTTTCTGCTTGAGAAAACCCTCAACATTCTGAGCTGTTCTCTTCATTCTTGCCAGCTCAAACTTTGTAAATTCTTTCTTTGCCATTTTGTTTGTTGTTAATTATTAATAAATACTTTTGAAGCATCAAACTTTACTTCATTATTCTCATTAGATTCTGCTACTAAAATCTTTTTACCTCTAAGATGTGGACATCTAGCCTCTCTTATTGTATTATCTCCTCCTTCAAAAGATATATAGGTCTTATTTCCATCTCTATAGATTAATCCTATTGCATCTGCTTCTCCACAGATAATGTCTGCTGCTTTACCAGCTAAATCCACTGACATTTCAGACATTTCTTGAGAATCTTTTCTAATCTGTTTATCTTTTACATGAGTAACTAGGATTAAAGTCTCACAGAGTGGTTTAAACATATCTATCATTTGTCTGATAGCTTTCCTTAAGTAGAGATAACCACTACCATTAGGTAGAAGCCTAACATCAGCTTTAGGGTCTATTACAGGTTGACCTGTCTTAGGGTCTTTATAAAGCATACCTTTATTATCCTTTAGATAACCCCAACCAGCTCCCATAGGAGTATTTCTATAAAGCTCTGCTGCATAGGGAATACTCATTTCTTCAAGTCTAGTAGCATTATCAATAGTTATGAACCTATAAGGAGCTTTGTGTAGTTCTTTACCTTTAGCTATAATAGCAGATTTAATTTCCTGCAAGTCTTTCATTGACCTAGCTTGTACTTTCATTACAGACAATGCTCTATATCCATCCTCTAAGTCAATAATAAGATTGTCATCAATAGCTGCTACAAATGAGCTTTTTCCTTGTTTTGGTCTACCCATTATAATGAGTAGTTTAGGATTGTAGTTATCTACTACACTCCTTTCTGTTGGTAATTGAATCATTGTGTATAAATTTATTTATTCTTGTGAACATAAAAGCTAACAATGTCACCTTAGACATCTTTGCTTTCTTCTTTCTTTCTAGTACTTCATATACCCTCTGCATACCTGCATAATCATCTGGCTTAGGCAGCTCTTTGAAGAAAGAAACTGCACCATCAAAGTATAGAGGACATATATTGCCATTAGCTCCATAGTCTCTATCTTCAATAACTTCCATAAACCTAATATGATTTCTAAACTTGGTAATATCATACTTCTCATACTCAGTAAGACCATACTTGAATGGACTATAAAGTCCTATCACCATATTTGCCACATTGTTATCTTAACAGTTCTTTATCTGTTAATTCTGCAATTTCTTTACATTATATTTGCAGGTCGGACTATCTCTTCACATCCCACTAAATGTTGGTACATATAGGAATGTGTCATGCACTCTTGGTACTTCATCTTCTTCAACACCACTTGGTAAGAAGGTATGTACTAGTCTCTGTTCCTTCTATATATTTCTATATAGCTTGGATAAGGGTTATCTGTCTCCAGACTTTCCCAGATTCACATGATTAAGAGACAATTTGTATAATAAACTTTGTTGCATATAAGGTAAAACTAATAATTTGAAATGTTCAAAGTCTCTCTTTAGAAGATATATACTATGATTAGAGTTTATGTGGAAAGTTAAAGTGAATTTTTCCTTAAAAAACTCTATTAATATTAATAACTCTTCTTCTGTAAAACAGTTTGTAGCTATACTTATAGACCTACCATTAAAACTACCATCATCCATAAACATGACAGCTAAAGATAGTTCATCAAAGCTTTCTAAATATTCTTTGGTTATAGTTTTCCTTCCATCTATATATAGATTATTGTAAATATTAAGAAGTTCAGGATTTGCAGGTAGTCTACATATAGCAGATTCATAGTAAATTCCTGTCCTTCTATCTACAGTTTTTCTCTTAGATGTTGAGAGCTTGGCACCTAAAGACTCTAGTTCTTTAGCTTTCCATTTACAATATTTTAATTGTTTAATTCCATGTTCACAAATAAAAGAAGGATTTATATTAGTTTTTCTTAAAGAAGCATCCCCTAATAAAGAACCTATTATAATAGACCTCTGTCTATCTGTTAGTTTTATAGCCTTATTTATAAGTAAGTTATCTCTTGTTATATTATTTCTTTTTCTAAAGAAATATACTGAGATAGGCTTTACATTATATAATGCTGCTATTTCTCTATCAGTTTTATTATCTTTAACTAATTTCTCTACTTCTTCATAATTCATCTTTCTAAAGGATTTATATGAGAAGTTAGATTCTAATCCTAGCTTTTTTCTGTTTACTTGAATTAACTGCCTTGAAACATTCATAATTGATGCTATTTCAGCATCTGTTTTACCTTCTTTGTGTAATTCTACTAATCTTTTTGTATCCATAATTTATATTAATTTAATGGTGCAAAGATAAGTAAAATAATTGATATATGCAAATTTTATTATGTGTTAAAAAATCTCTAGTGGTAGTCTTACAATCTGCAAGACCATCAGAAGATGGTTTAATCCTATTGAGTTTGAAGTTTTCAATACCTTCTTGAGCTTGAGCTTGATGCTGAATACATACAATAGTGAAGTTAAGCTGGTCTCTAAGAGTAATAAAGTACTTTGACATCTTTTCTACAGTCTCCATTTTCTTCATTCCACTCTCAGTAGACAAGTTAGAAGTATTATCAAGTATTGCTATTCTATATTCTTCAGAATCATCAGCAGTATAGGGATTAACTGGGTCTACAATCTTTCTCTTAGATGTAGTACCATCAAGTTCCTTAACATCTACTTCTTTAAAGTTAAGATGACCATGACTCAAAGCATAGTCTCTACACTTTTTATTGATACCTGTAGGATTCTTCTCACTATCAATATATTCTACCATCTCTTCAAACTTCTTGATATATCTTTGATACCTTTCAGAATCAAGCTTATCAAGTATTTCTTGAGGTACAGGATGGTCTTTGTCTGTACTTTCCAGTTCTGTTGGGGATATTTCTATCCTATCTAATCTATAAAGTAAATGACATAGAAACTCAGTATACTTCTTTCTTGGACTCTCCTCAAGACAGAAATAAAGTATCTTTACTCTTACTTCAGGATGCTCTATTATAAAGAATAAAGTTTCATAGACATAAACAAAATCACAGAACTTAGTCTTTCCTACCTTTTGATTAGCAGTGCATATTATGTACTTTCCCATTTGAGTTCCAGGTAAGAATACTTTAAACCTAGGAAATGGAAATGGTATACAATTATATAAACCACTTAAAGCTCTTTGCCTTTTGTTCAATAGGAAGGACTTAACACTATCATAGTAACTCATACCATTGTAGACATCCAATCATCCTTTAAATTCTTCTCATCCTTAGCATTTTCAATAAATGCAGCAAGGTCTGAGACTTCTTCAATGTAACCTTCTCCCTCAGAATTAACTTTCCTTGTATCTTTCCAAATAAAGTACTTCAATACTCTCATGTACTGATACTTTCCATTATGAGAACTAACATAATTTTTAGCAGCTTCAATCATCTGCTCATCAGTATATTTATCCCCATAAAGTTTAAAGAATTTAGCCAATCTAAGGGTATTATCTCGTAAATTACCTTTCCAATATTGACTTGTACCTTCCTTCTTTCCAGCAGGAAAAACTTCCATTAGAGATTTTGCAAGGTTCTCAAGTCTTTTATTGTCAGGTACTGATTTATCAGCAGATAGGAGTGCCTTATCAGAAAGGTCACTCCATCTCTGGGTTTGCCTTATCAGAAAGGTCACTCCATCTCTGGGTTACTAGAAGATTTGTTCCTAACAGAGTGTGCTCTTCAACAAGTATCTGCTTCTCTTTCATTTGCTTTAACAGAGTCTCTATGTTTACTCCAGTTTTAACCAAAGTAATCATTAAGACTTCTGGAAGAGAAAGTTTTACCTTTTTACAAGCATCCTCATCTATAGTTATCTTCATATCTTAATCTCTTTGTAATCATTAATTACAGTAACAAGCTTAGGATTATAATTCTCAAGCATCTTATTAGCCAACTCTTCATCTCTTGTACCTACAAAATAAGGAACAATAAGAACAGGGTTCTCATGCCTAAGTAATCTACCCATCCTTTGCTTCACAATAGTGTCAGAGCTATTCAAGTTAGCATAAATACCAACTTGACAATTTACAAGATTCATTCCTTCGTTGAGCATATTACAAGCAGTAATATGGTCTATCTTACCTTTATTAAAGGCTTCAAGATATTCCACAGACTTCTTATTCTTGCTGTTAATACAGTACTCTCCAAGCATCTCTGTCTGCTCAATACTGTTACAGAATATTAATGTTCTATGCTCACTAAGGTGTAACAAGATTTGTTGTACATAAGGAGTCTTCTTATCACTTAACCACTTCAATCTATCACCACATAATCTAAGCCATTTGTTCTTAGCTATTTCACTTCTTGACCTTAAATACCTTTTCTTCCAGTACTCAATCTGATTATCCAAGTCAGTAATATATTGCTCCTGAGTACAATAAATCTTAACTGGATTAGTCTTTTGTTTCATATAGCCCCACCTCATAGCCCAAGAAGATTCTATTAATCTTCCTTTGGCTTTAGGATTCTTCCAAATAACTTCTGTTGGTAAGTCAGCTCTAAGATTTAATGGTAACATATATACTATTGGATCTGGTAGAATATCATCATCTATCACATCCCTCAAGTCTTTCTTATATGATGTTAAATCATCAAATACTTCAATTAGTTCATCCTTGAGTTTATTACTTACTGTTGCTGACAAAAGTACACTATGCTTAATGTCAAAGTAACATAAAGCTTCTCTGCATCTTTCTGATAAGTGATGACACTCATCAAATATAGCACAATCATACTTTCCTGCATATTTAGGAAGAGAAACATAAGTAGTCATAGTAATCTCCATATTACAGTTTGACCACCACTTCTTAATTTCATCAGCCCAATTCTGCTTATGAACATTTCTATTCACTACAAGCAACAGAGTCTTACCTCCCAATGATTTAACTTTTTCTAGAGCTAATCTAGACTTTCCTGTACCAGTGGCTAACTCAAGTAGCCAATTATTTCCTTCAAGTGAAAGAATCTCCTTCAATATATCTTCTCTTGTCATCTTTTCTATTTTTTACAATTTCTTTTAATAATCTTGTATAACTCTTTCCTTCTGCATAGTTTATCTCTTCAAGAAAAGCATAGTAATTATTCGGAGGTTGATATTTCTTTTGAATCCACTCCTTATAAGCTACAACACTTTCAGTCCAATGCTTGAACTTATAATATCTCTTTTCTTTACTATTATAAAGACCAAAGAGATTATTGTATTTCAAACATACCTTAGACTTGAAATGCCCTGTTTCAAGGACAGCTTGAGCATAGACAATATCTTTATGCTCTAAACCATAATAAGACAAAGCCTCCTCCAGACCTTCTTTAGGGGTCTGGGAGAAGAACTTTGGTTGCTCATTAATAATGGTATCAGCTACCTCTATTACAGGGACAGTTTCAACCTTTGGCTGTTGAGAAACTATACTCTTAACTTGCAAGAGTAATGCAATTACTACACTCCACGGCACTACTGTAGCTGCTACAATGAGTGCTTTCAACCATTTATTTCTCATATTTTCTTGAAAAGAATTTATCCTTGAATATAGTTACTCAATGCCTTTAAACAATGTAGGTAAACTACCATATACAGGAAGTGCACCATTCCATTTCTCAATCCACTGCTGCTTAAGAATCAATGGTGTCAAAGCCTGTGTTCTAAGCTTGTTAGCTTCTGCTTCAGCCTGAGCTGCAACTACTTTCTTCTCTGCTTCTGCCTTTACTACAGCTAACTCATTCTGAGCCTTTTGTGCCTTTTGAATCGCAGCATTCTTCGCATTTACTGCATCAACAATAGACTGAGGATATTTCAATCCTGAAGTAAGTTGTTCCAGCTGAAAATTCTCCTTGAGCAGTGCCTTAGACAAATGTGCTTCAATAGCCTTCTCTACCATATCTCTGTTTGATACAATCTCATCAGTAGTATACTTATTGAGCTGAATCCTAAAGGCATCTTTTACATAATTAAAGAGTGTTCCATTAATAACATCCTTGAGTTCCTTCCTATACTTCTTGAATACCTGAGGTGACTTACCATCAGCAATCTTCAATGAAATAGTAGGGTCAATACTAAACTCTGAACCATCCTTTGCATTAATTGTAAAAGCAGGATAATCTACTGTCTGGACATAAGTAGGATACTCATAAACCTGCTCAGTGAATGGATTATACCACACTGCACCAGTAACTAAAGATACATCATCTACACCCTTGTCAGAGCCATAGAGATTCACTTTAATACCTTCACAACCTGCATCTACTCTTTCATAGCCACATGAGGACATTCCCAACATGGTAAATACTGCCATAAGGCACATAATTACTTTACTCTTCATTTTCTTTTGTTTTAATGAATCTAATTATTACTTCTACACCTATCCATATAGCTACTATGAACAATACAATTCCTACAATGTTAGCAGCTGTGTTACTCATGGTGAGTAATTGAGTAACAGCATTTAGTGCTATGAATAAACACAGCACTAAACATACTACCTTGATAATGAATTTTCTCATATTATTAGTTCCAAAACCAAATATACCTAGCCACCATTTTCCTCATAGATATATAACCTTCTAAAGTCTTCCAGAGTTTTTTGTGTCTAAAGCACTTAAACTTTGCTTTCTTCCCATTTTTACCACCCATTACCTTGTATCTATGCCATGCTCCACGTTGATATTTACGAAGGTATTTGTGTGGTATTTTATATTTCTTTCCTTTACTCATATTGTAAATAGATGTATATAACTTCTTACCACTTCTGGCTTATTGATAAGATAGTTCCATTGGTACTTGTTATACCATAGTAGAACCTTATACCTATTACCTACTACTATTATATCTATTGATGGCTCATAATGATTAAATAGGACCATCACGTATATTATGAGTATTATTATAATACATATCTTCATAATTAAATTACTGTGTACAAAAAGAAGAGCTAAGTAGGATTTGTACCCTACAAAGCTCTATTGGTTTAATCTCCAAGGATATTATAGCTAAAGCCTATAGCACCCATATCATGAGCAATGAGTTCACAATGCTTCTTGATTCTAGCATTTTCTGACATTGTGTCCCATACTCTAATAAGTTTGCCTTTAACCTTGGCAATAACCTTGTTGTACTTAGGACTTGTTGATTCTTCAAGCATAGCTTCATAAGCTTCTTGAGACATCTTCAATACCTGTTTTGCAGGAATTGACTTTCTTGTCCTAAATGTAATAACCTCAGGACCTTTGTCCTTCTTTGATTTGTAACTCTTAAAGAGCATCTTATGCTCTTCAGTTAACTCTTCTGGTTTGTTTTCAGCCACCTGCTGGCTTACCATAATACTTCCTGGAAGTACTAAGATAAGACTCAATTTTGGTTCTATCATAAATTAGTTGTCAATGTCATTGTCTGCACCCTTCTTCACCTTCTCATTAAGGATTTCCTTTATAGCTTCAAGGAACTTTGCCTTAGATATTGACTTTGCAGTATCCATAAGTACCATAAACTCTTTTGGAGGCATAGCAATCATTACAGAGATGATAACAGTTGATACAAGAATAGTACTCTTTCCAGAGAAGCCTTTAGTGAGGTTTACTACATCCTCAATCTTAACATTCTCTTCTTCGTACTGTTTCTTGTTCTCTTTGTAAGCTGACTTAAATGCTTCAAGTACCTTCTTGATGTCCTCTTCATTGATGATAGACATCTGGTTCTTTTTGTTTGTTGCCATAATTTTGTTTATTAAAATTAATATGAAATGAATAAATGTTTTCTAAAAATAGCTACTTTATTGCATTAACCACTATGCTAATCATCTTTTCAATAGATAATATAGGATTTGAACCTATGAAATAATAGTATTGTAAGTAGCTGAGATTGGGAGATAGGAGGGACTCGAACCTTCATCTTCAATTTTCCAAATTAAAACAAAGTAATAGTATTGTAAGTATCTATGATACTAACTTCTATATCTTACCATTAGACGACTATCTCCATATAATTGGCACTATTTATCACTGCACTGATGGGATTGAACCATCTCTGATTGTACCAAAAAACAATTGTCCTAACCAATTAGACTAAACGCAAAATTTACTATTGTAAGTGCCAAAAAGTGGGGAAGGTAGGACTCGAACCTACATATTGATAGTTTATGAAATCTATTGCTTATTGATTTAGTATTGTAAGTATCTAAGATACTATTAAACCATTTTAGCTACTTCCCCTTGTATAGTCACTATTTATATGCATGTTGGAATTGAACCAACTACACTTAGATTACAAATCTAATGCTCTAACCAAATGAGCTAATGCTATTAGTATTGTAAGTGACTGAATATTTGTAGACACTAATATATATAAAATCTATGCCATTCTTTTTATAAAAGTAAATAAATTTGTAAGTGTCTTGAAGTGAGTATAGGAGGTATCACTCCTCCTATACCCTTATTGATACTTATTGCTAAACATTATCATAATTTTAAGTAAGTTATAAAATGTTGTAAGTATCACTAGATTTATGCTATTAAAGCACATTCTCTCTCACTATGTCATATCTATTACTCCTGAATAATGACTGTAAAGGAGTATAAACATCCATAATATCCATATCTTTGAAGTTAGTTAAGAACTGCTCAATCTGTGCTATATTAGCAGGGATATAAATCATGTTCTCAATACCTTCAAATCTGTTGATAGAAGCACTTCCAAATCTCCAACCACCATCTACATCAATAGCTACAATATATGGCTTAAATCCAAAGTATCTTTGACACTTCATCATAAAGTCATTCATTGAAGCTTCAGGAGACCACAATGAGTTCCACTCACCATCACTGATGATAGTCCATACAGGATAGTTCTTCAGAGCATCAAGTATCTGAGGGTTCTTCTGACACTCCCTATGCAAATCATCAGGTATTTTACTTATGTTAGTACCACCACCTTGGAATACTGCATTACAGAAGTTCCTAATAGATTGATAGTTCTCACAGAAGCTCTTCTTAGGGTCAACAAAAGTAGTCTGTTTTACCTTTACTGTTTCACTTCTAATGAAAGAGTTTACAGAGTTATTCTTTCTGTCTATACAAGTATGCCAATGACTATTAGTATTGAAGAAACCAAGTAAGTTTCTACCATCATCATCTGGGTTCTTACATAAACATACAGAAGCTAAGAATGTAGCAAAGTTGAAAGGTTTACCTCTCATAGAACCTGAATCATCTATGATTACAAGACTATTATAAGGAAGATTAACCTTAGTCATGAATGTTTCAAGCTTAAGCTCATCTACATTGTCATTACAGATGTCATTATACAGCTCTTTGAAATTAGTTGCTCCTGTATTGACCTTAGCCTGCTTTGAAACTTTCTTCAACTTGATTTTATCCTCTTCTGTGGCTTGTCCCTGTCTAACTTTTTCCTCTAGAACTCTCTGTTCCTCTTGTTTAGACTCCTTGTACTTCTCCCATTCAGTGAGCCAAGGCTGGAACTTAGAATATTTATCCTTCTCAGTATCTTTAATCTTACTGTAAAGGATTCTATTCTTAACTCTAAACCTTGCTTGTGAAGGAAGCTTGTCAAACCAATCAATAAATGATTGTTTGTCAAACTCATTGATTTTACCTGTAGAGAATAGCACTGACTCAAGGTTACCATTGTAATCCTTTCTCCACTTCCTATAGCCCTTGAAGTTAGCATAGTTCTCATTTACTTCATACTCCCAACCCATAAGTTCTGAGAGCATTATAAGCAACTTAACCTTATCTTCCATTACCTTTTTAGTCTCAGGAAGCATCTTGTTATGACCACTTCTTTTGCTTACTCTAGGAAGTGTCAAGAATTTAGCAACAAGAGTTTTATTGAAAGGATTATTACCATTGATAACCTTATAGAGATAGTTTGCAATAACCTCCCTATATTTTGCCTCAGCAAAGAGATTATGTATTCTAATAACTCTAGAGCCTTTAGTCTGTACTCTATTTCTGAACAGCAAATCAAAGCAAGTATATTCATTGAATAAACCTGCTTCAAGGAACTTCACAAATTGAGCTTGATGCTTATTCCACATCCAATCAAGAACTACTTGAAAACCTTCTCTATTGGCATTACCACCACTATCCTTCTTAACACCCTTAAAGATGTTATGCTGTCTAGCTGTAATATCACCAATTGAGAAAAGTAAACTAAAGAACATTTGTTTATGTTCTTTATTTCCTCGAACTTCTGACCAACAAGCATCAAGTAATGATGCATCAATTGTGTTGCCCACACTCTGAAAGAGTTTAAGGCAATTTCTTAATCCATAAAAAGGATTATCGTTACTTTTGTTTAACTTTACCTGTACCATTCTGCTAATGTTTTATTTTATTTTTGTAAGTAACGTAGTTAGGATATTCTTTTCTATCTTTGAACTATATATGTCTTCCTTATACTACTAGAAAGTTTCAGTTTCACTCATAGCTGAAAGCTCTGCTTCAAGCTCCTTAATCTTATCTTCAGGTGACTTCTGAGATTCTTTAAGAGCTTTAAGTTTAGCTGTAAGTTCAGCTTTCTTCTGAGCATTTTCCTCAACTTCCATTCTATACCTCTTGTAACCTATTACTAGGTTTACAAGCTCCTTCTGCTCTTTAGCAGTATCTAACTGCCTTGCAGTAGAATCGCTTGCAACCCACTCATCTTGACTTTCAAGCTGCTTAATCTTGTTAGATAAAGCAAGTCTGATGTTATTAAGAGAGTTGATTGTAGTAGTGTGGAGCAACTCAACTACATTGATAGGTGTGCCAAGCTTAGAATTTACTGTGTTGTTTCTAAGCAACATAGTAAGAAGCAATGAACACATCTTATCAAAGTGTTCTTTTGTGAAATTAATCTTTGCCATTAGATATTGATTTTATAGTATTCTTTACCATTTTCCTTGAGTTCCTTGACATACTCAATGTCAATCTTATCATTACATGAGTAGGAGTTTACAATCATAACTTCCTTACTCTCATCAAGGTTCTTCAATGCCTCTCGAAGGTCTTTTACTGTAAATTTTGCCATAGTTTTCTAATTAATAAGTTATTCTACATAGAAGTAAGTAAATGTTATAAGCTACTTTATAATTGGGATGCTCATTACAGAAACATCCCAATCTACTTATAAACTCTCTTAAGTCTACTTTGTACTTATACATGACTTCTTAGTAGCCACTAATAATTTCAAAGTCTACCATATCACCATACTTGGCTTCAGTGATAAGCATACCAAAGTACTTTCCAAGATGTTGAGCAATCTCTTCATTTGCACAACCTAGAAACCCAATAGCAGCCCTAGCAAGACCCACACCATGGTCAGAGTGGAAGTTACCCAAGCCAGCAGCACCACCATGATTAGTGCAGCCACTAAGAACATTATATTCTTCTCCCTCACTCTTAATCTTGCATATTACCTTCATTTTACCTGAGTTAATCTCACTCTTATAGTAAGTAGAACTCTTAGTTACAAATGGATTGTAAGGATAATAGATGTAAGAGTCTTCTGGGCCTTTTGTGAGATGCAAATCTTGACCCAAGTTAAGAGCTTTTCTTATGATGTTTAACTTGAACATAGCAGCAGAAGCCTTACTAATTGTAGCTATATTCTTTGTGATATAGAACATATCATCATAATTAAGACCAAGAGCTTCACAAGCCTTCTTAAAGGTTGTAATGTTCTTAAAGTTGTATGTCAACTCATCTTTGTCAAAGGCTTGAAGTGCAATCTCTTTGAGTGTTGCATTTCCACTGTTGAACCACTCTTTAGCCTTATTAAGAGTGACAGTTACATTTCTTTCTTTCATGTTATTTATATTAATTAATCCCAAATATACGCTTCATACTCACATTTAAGCTCTATTTCAGCTTGCTTAGCTTCTTCAAGATATATACTTAAGAAGTGTGAACATTCATCAAAACTTTCAATGTTTCCATCAAATTCAATGTACAACCATTGTTCACAATATCTTACTGCTGATTGTTGCTTTTCAGTTGACTTTCTCATTAGTTCTAGATATTAGTATTTCTCAAAGATATTCTATATTATAGGTCTATCCTTGAGAAATATTGTTCTACTTCAATCCTATTAGCTTTTTGATTCTAGCCCATAGTGTATTCTTCTCTGGCTGAACATTAGAACTTCCACTATTCTTTCTGTTCTTATAGATAGTCTTAGGACCTACTGCTAAGAAACTTACACCCAATTTAGTTGGATTATTTGCAGGAGCTATAACTTGATACCAATGTCTATAACAGGCATTACTTGTTCTACCTTCAAGCTTAGTTGCAGCATATCTGCAAGCTTCTTTAATGTTGTGAGGATTAGCTGTGATAGCTTGGACTAGAATATTATTCTCCTCATCAGTCCATCTTTTCTTTGTTATCATACTCTTGTTTGCTTTATTATTCTTATTTCTTGTTTTTGTGCCCTTAGTAAGACTCGAACTTACATTCCAAGTTTAGGAAACTTGTGCTCTATCCATTGAACTATAAGGACAGTTGGGGCTTTTTATTCTTCAAGTGTGTGCCCTCTTCTATTCCTTCTTCACACTTATGGCTATAGAAGTAACTAGCTAGCTTAGTACTTTAGATTCACCATACTCTTTACACTTTACAACCCTCAAAGTGTCAGTTAGAAAACAATGCTATTACATCTTCAAAAGTATATTCAACCTTATTTAAATCTAGTGATTTAGTAGGTTTAATAACCTTTGAAGACTCTTCATTGTATTCTCTAGCAACAACATCAACCTCTTCATCTAATAAAGAATGGTTTATTGCAAAGTAATATAGTTCTTTAATTGTCATAACTATTAACTTTTGTGCATCCAGTGAGACTTGAACTCACAACCCACAGCTTAGAAGGCTGTTGCTCTATCCATTGAGCTATGGATGCTTCAATTAGATTATTTCTAAACCATGTATGTTATAGTATTTATCAGCTAGCTTTCTTAATGCAAGTGGGTCAATAGGGACTTGAACCCTAAACCTTCACATTATGAGTGTGCTGCTCTAACCACTTGAGCTATAGACCCTAAATGCTATTACTTCACAGTAATAGCACATCCTAAAAACAATCTTTAACCTTATAATAACTAAAACCTAATCTTTATCTAGTTTAAGTGTCTTATTAAATAGATTATAACCAGACACTATCTTGTACTCTTCTTTAGTAATAGTATATAAACAAGCTAAAATGAGCATAATATCTAATACTATTGTACCAAAGAACCAACTATAACCTTTGTATGTAATACTATCTATACCACAAACAGAGAGTATTACTATGAGTGCTGAAACCCATAGTAATATGCCTTTTAGGATTAACTTAATACTTTTCATGATTTCTTAAAGTTTAATTCTTTCTGTATTTGCTCTTTTACCTCTTTTGAGAGATATTGCTTGTAGTCTTTTCCAGTCTTTGCAGACTTTCTATTGATATATACTGCACCACTCTTGGTAATATAGATAGGATATTTATTACCCTTCTTATCTTCCCAAGTATATTTAGTTTGCTGTCCTTCACTCTTTGTAGTTTGAGTAGTTATAGACTTAAAAGTATTACCTTCTCTTGCTACTTGAGCATAGCTTGTACAGCTTAATAAAGCCATAAACAAGCAGAAAATGAGCTTTTTCATTATTTATTTTGCGGATTTTCACTTTCCATTATGATGTAAATTACAAGCCAAAAGACTATATTTATACCAATGATTAATGTTGTATCTTCCATTATTTCAGTAAAAATAGTTATGAATAATTATTTAACTTTTGCTTTTGCTTAGGAGAGAAAGGCAATAAGGTAGG